TATTACAACGGAATATCATCATATTCAAATGATTATGTTATTGATACTTACATTATGGACCTTGCTAAAAAAGTAACGGATTATTTTGTTGTATCTACTGCTTTGTATGAATTATTATATGCAACTGGGGAGGGTGATATTGATGGAGTTAATCCTATAGAAGTTACCAGAGACCCTTCATTACAAATCGACTATCAAGGCTTTGCTGAATCACCTTTCGCCTTACTCCCTAATGAAGATACCAATTCAAAACAAAACAGTATTATTGCCTACCTATACAAAATTTATGTTCAATCAATTGAAGCATTGAAATTGAATGATGCTGATAATAGTGATACAGGATTTTCAGGTAGTTTACACGAAAATATTACCTTGAATAGCAAGTTTTTGGAAAATCAAGGGAAGTTAGATACACATCAAGATAAGTTTGACACAAAGAAAGCGATGGTAATTACAATGATGGCAAAAGCACACAAAGCAAATAAGTTGTATTCGAAGAAGAAATTATGGTTCACTATATATTTATCAATGTTAATTGTTTATTTACTAGCAGTAATTGGTGTAATCTACGCAAGTTCTAGTTCTTACGAAATGCTCAATATGTTCCAAAACTCAATGGTTGGATTCGTACTAATAGTATTTAATGCAATTATATTGATTTCTTTGTTTTTCTATGAAATAAGCAAATACTTTTACAAATAAATATTCTTTTTTAATATAAAAATATCTTACAAGTATGAGCGAACAAGAAATAAATAGTTTACAAAGAATGAGTTATGGTATGAAACAGTCTGGTTCTGAAACTGGAGAGGCAGAAACTTTCGCTTTAAGAAAAACAAGTGTAGATGAATGGAAAGAGTTCAATGATAATCAAGTGGTTGCTTTGCGTATTGAACAATTCATTATGTATGCTACTTTATTGAATGAACAACAAGATTTGTATGCAAAAAACAAAACATTAACCGAAAATCAAGACATACAGTTGGAATTGGTACAACGAATATTGTCAGATTTCCATAACAAGGGTTATGGATCTATGAGAGAATTTCAATCTCTTGACTATAACCTTCATTATAAAGATCTTCAAATTAGCACAATCAAGTACACTGTTTTACTTGCTAGTATTATCTTTTTGATGATAGGTATGACAATGATTGGTCTCTTTAACCAAACTGTGACAGCAACTGCGTCAAGCATATTACTCATGATCTACTTACTTATATTGATCTTGCAATTCAAACAAAATCAAATAAGACGCAAATATGACTGGAATAAGATTTATTGGAAATCACCCGTAAAACCTCAAAAGAATGCAGATACATGCAAGTTTTTAGGTCTTTTTTAAAAGACACACAATAGGAGTTTATACATCTTATACAACATCTTATGAAACATCTTATGCAACATATTAGATATATGGAATATATCTTGGAGCATTATTTTTGTACATTAATGCACGGAAATTCTCATTATACGCGGGTATATAGATCAGATCATCAGAGTATATTTCATCACAACCATATTCTTCACTACAATCTTTATTTTTATTCGAAACAGATATTTGAATACTCTGATATCCGTTTGTTAGTGTGTAATAATTCCAATGTTGGCTTCGAACATAAGTTCTCCTTCCATACAAAGGTATTACAATCTTCGAGTCCGATAACGATGTCAATATACCAAGTTGTCGATATTCTTCCATTCCTCTTGTTGGAATATTGATTGGAACACCAGGAGGCATCTGGGGAGCCATCTGAGGAGCCATCTGAGGAGGCATCTGGGGAGCCATCTGAGGAGCCATCTGTTGTTTTGGTAAGTTGTTTTCCATAGATTTAGTATCACCATATTCTGATTCGTCGTCTAATCTTAATGTCTTTTCCTGAATAATTGCAAGTTGTTTATCAATAGTTTGTTTTTGATATTGAATATTTAAAAAGTAGATACCAAATCCTAAGACACATAATATCAAAATGGATATAAGTAACACTAAAATGATAACATCTGTTAAGTCCATATTTTTATTATATACATATATATAAAAATTATGGTTGTTTCAGTTGTAAGCAAAAATGATTCAAATGATGGGTTATCATATGCCAGACTTATTTTAGATGTCATGTTTATCTTCCTTATGGGCTTATTCTTATTGATTGTATTCAAAACATTTACAAGCAACAATAAGATGTACTTTGCTATCGCACTATCAATCTATTTAATCTTGATAAGTATGTATACTATTTTATATATGAGTATGGTCAAGAATGATGCTCTTAAAAATTCAATTCATCATCGTTTGATTAGCTTCATCAGTGTATATAATGTGTTTTTGGCAATATTCATGATTGTTGTATCTTTGAGTATGGTATAAACATAAAGAATCATTTCAATCGTAAATGGTTTTATCAAATCCTTTTACACTATCAAAACCTTGAATATTGAATTGATCTCCTAATTCATTATAATACAGATCATAATTCAACTTATTGAAGATGTTACCTTGGGTTTTGAGATTCCCATAAAATTTAGAAGGTGGCTTTTTACCACATTTATCATCAGTTTTCTTAGTTGTTGGTTCGGTTTCTTTATTTGCTAAAGTTTCTTTTTTCAAAATTTGATTATTTTTTTGTGCCTCGAGTTTTTGTGGATTATTACTGATACCAGAACTTTTTAATCTATTGTCCAGTGAATATACATAAACGATAATAGAAATTATACCCAACAAAGAAATCATTGTTTCATCCATATACAAACTTAAACATACCATCATTAATACCATTAAGACAATAACATCGCTTCTTTGTTTAATCATCTTTGGAACAGTCAAGAAAGATCCGATTATAATATATATCATCAACAGACCAATAAGTATCGACTTAAGCATATTTATTTAATAAAGAATCATATAAAAAAATGGGTTCCTTAGAAAATAGTCTTACCTATCGTGGCTATGGAATTGTTAAAGATTCAGAAAACAAAGAAATTATTGATAAACTAAAGAATGATTTGTATGTGAAGTTGTCATGTATTATGAACATGGGACCAGCAAAATCAGAACCAAAAGGATTCAAAGTATATATTGAAAGTTCCAAGAAACTTTATATTCCGAAGCATTATGGTCTACAACACTTTGGTTTACCGCAAACAACTTCGATATCAGAAGGTGAAGATATGCATAAGGATGTTGAATTCAAAGGTAGTCTTCGTGAAAACCAAATGAAACCAGTAAATACCTATTTGGAATATGCGAAAGATCCTAAGCACATGGGAGGAATTTTACAACTTCCTCCAGGATGGGGAAAAACTGTAATGGCTTTGTATTTAGCATGTTATCTAAATAAGAAAACCATTGTGGTTGTGCACAAAGACTTCTTATTGAAGCAATGGCAAGAACGAATTCAACAATATGTACCGAATGCTCGCATTGGGATTATAAAACAATCTAAGATGATTACTGAAAACTGTGATATAATTCTAGCAAGTCTTCAAACTCTTTGTTTGAGAGATTTTCGAGATGACACGATAGGTATGGTCATTATTGATGAATGTCATCATATGGGTGCCCAGGTGTTTTCACAAGCATTCCATAAGTTGAATGTAAAATACTCATTGGGATTATCTGCTACAGTAAATAGAGTGGATGGACTCACTAAAGTATTTAAGTGGTTTCTTGGTGATGTAGTGTTTAAGGCAAAACGACCAAAAGATGAACAAAAAGGTTTACAAGTACGGGTGATTAATTATATTAATTCGGATCAAGGGTATTGCTTTGAACACACATTGTACAACGGAAAGCCCAATATGGCAAAGATGTTAAACAACATTTGTGCATACCTACCTCGAACGGATATTATTGTTCAAGAAATAGTCAATATATTGAAACAAGATACAAATCGAAATGTACTAGTGTTAAGTGATCGTCGTGGTCATCTTGAAGATATATTAGAGAGTCTGTGTAATCATGGTTTTAGTAAAAGTGAACTTGGGTATTATGTTGGTGGAATGAAAAATGAAGATCTTCTTGAAAGTGAGACGAAACAAATTATCTTAGGGACTTACAATATGGTAAGTGAAGGATTCGATTTACCAAAACTAGATACATTAATTATGGCTTCTCCGAAATCAAATGTTGAACAGTCTGTAGGAAGAATCCAAAGAAAGTTGATTACTGATCGCGAGTACGCTCCTTTGGTGATTGATATTGTTGATGGATTTTCTGTATTCAAAAATCAAGCGAAGAAGAGATGTGCTTTTTATAAGAAGAGTGGGTTTTGTGTAGAAGGTGGATTAGACTTTGAAAGAAATAAAGATACATTTGAACTTACTGGTAAATCATTCTTTATGAACGAAGAATAAGAAGATATACATACACAAGAAGCCATGAAGGGTGTGTGAAGAGGTTCAAAAAAATCAAATCGGGTACAATTTTTTTTGAAATAAAAATATATAGTTGAATTAATATCATGTTTTCTGTTGTAATTAAAAATTCCATTCTCATGTTACTCCTTATTCTGATCATTCATTTCATGATCATAAACTACATTTCTGATATACAAAATCAGTACAATTCAATGAAAGAATCCACTCCTACTAATGAAGTTAACACGATCACTAAAGTATTACACCAACCTACAGATTATTCTTTATCACCTAACGATGATATTGTCGTAGATCACGATGAATCATTGTCATCTCAAGATGCAACCCAAACTAAATCATTCACAAGCATAGACAAACTTGAAGAAGATTGTAAAGTTCATGATGATCAACAAGAACTTTATGATTTCGTATATGGTGATAAGAAAGCAGAAGGAGAATTAAACATGCTTTATAAAGAGGAACTTAAACCATGTGATATCGAAAGTGATAAGATCGTGGATTGTACGCCTAACGAAAACAAAGGGGATACCATTTCTTTTTGCAAAAATAATGTAGATCAACACTTTGAAAATAAGAACTTAGAACGATTGCAACAAGATACTGAAGATGTAACTAAAAGTGGTCACCCAATTGTGTTTAAATACAACGAATCTAAGAAAGATCTTTTAGATGGATTTGAAAGTTTCGGATCTTCCTTTATGCTATTAAAAAATTGAATTAAGAAGATAAGGAATATTATTAAACAAGCTCTAATATCTTAACTCTTCTTGATGCAAACTCAAAACATTTCTTTCTGCGATCGTATTGGTCTCAACATCAAATCCAATGAAGTTAAGAAGAGAATAATTGATGAATTAGAAGAGATCCGTATCATTGAAAAGCATCATGAACTATTTGTTGAACAGAAACATGATCGTAGACTACGAAAAGTTCCTCACATGTTAGCAATCAAGTCAAATGGTAACCCTTATTATATGTACTTCACGAAGATAAACTTCACAAATACAATTGTGATGATTGATAAGAAGATTCAGATGGGGTATGAGTATCCTAGAATGATCATTATACGGATGTTGTTTCATGATGATGGGCTTTTTGATAATACATTACTAGAAGGTGAGATGATTAAGGATAAATCATCCGAATGGTTGTATTTGATTTCCGATATTCATGTACACAAAAATAAATCAGTCAGAGAGTATGATCTAATCAAACGATTAAACTTGATTAGCAATATACTTGAAGAGCATTTCATGCCATCTTGTAACGACCTGTTTTCAGTTCAGGTAAAAAAGTATGTTCCTCTTACTGAAAGTGAGTCTTTTCATCACGACTTCATGAATTCATTAAATTATACTTGTCGGGGTTTGTATTTCAAACCTTTGTACAGTAAATTTAAAGATATATTGTTCAATTTTGATAATAGTCTTGTGAATCGTAATTTGAAGCCCAAGCTGAAATCAAGATATAATTTTGTAACCAATGATGCGATGAAAATGGAAGCAGATAAAAGTGTTTCAGTTGAGACAATAACAAGTGCTAGAACAGATACAAACATGAAAGACAATGCCATCTTTCATGTTCAGAAAACAGAAATACCAGATCTATTCAAACTATATGATGAAACAAACAATTATATTGGAAATGCTTGTGTTGATTCTTTAAGAACAAGCAAGATGTTAACACATCATTTTCAAAATATGACCATGCTTGAGAAAGCACGATTTGAATGTATAAGAACAAAAAATAAACACCTATCAACAACATGGATCCCTTTGAAAGTTTGTTAATTCAAAACATAATTAATCATTATCATAATGACTCCTAATTATTGAACAAATATCAATCATGGTACTCACATTCATTTTTACATCACATTTATCACTATTATTATAGTTCATATAAATGTAATAGTATTTTTCATATGGTTCTGACTTATAAGTGGTTATACTAAAATTAATAAACAATCGATTATTGATCTTAAAAACAACCTTGTCTTCTAAGGTTTTTTCATAAAGTTCAGTTGTGCTTGGAAATTTGTGAATGGGTTTGATTTGTTTGCTAGAATAATTCACGATTCCGAATGGATTGATTTGTTCATACAATGTGTCAGTTAATGATTTGCTGATCAAAGTGTACACATTTTCTTTCACCGGAATAGTTTGCGTGGATATATCATCATAAGTCTCTTCTAAAACCAAATTCTTTGAAAATGATTTCATGACTTGTTTCTGAAAACAAGCATACTTTTTTCCAGACACCCTTTTTTTGAAACTTTTCAATAATTCTTGGAATGTGTCCTTATCAAATGAGGGGGTTGTTTTCTTGTGTGGAAGAACATACACTTCAATATAATCCATGAATCACTTATTGATCGCAATAATACTAATTCTTCGAATCTTTATATATCTAAATCAATTTTTCTTCAATTTGTATAATTACTTATAAATTAGTATCAAAGTCATTAAGAGAAAGGATGGTGGTGGTATATATGACCTGTACCGTGGTTGCCTCTACACACAAGGAACAACCTCCACAAACAAGAATACCCAAAATATGTAATACTAAAATTCAAACTAAAAGAAGTGTACTACAAAAAAAGAGTACCTTCTTGAAAAAGATTTATCACGACACGAGTACACTCCTTCAAACAGATACAACATCCAATTGGTACTCATCTCTAGAAACACCTCCTGAATTATGGAAATGTATGAGAGATTTATGTGATGTTATTTACAAACTAGAAAAAGAGATTGAGATTCTTGAAATGAATGAAAATCAACCACCAGACGAGGAACAAAATTTGATTTAGATAATAAACAAAAATGGTTTACAAAGAGACAACCACCAGTTTGAAAAATGGATTATCGTCAGGTATTTCGAACCCGACTCGCGGAAAAGGTACAATCGTTGTCATCTACTGAAGTAACTGTTATCGAAAAGAGTATCTTTAATTGGACGATTGAATATGCAGAAAATAACAGTATTGTTAAAACATGGCTTGATAAAAAATTCGCTCATGTATACATCAATAAAGCCAATCATATTTTGACAGCATTGATTCCAGAATCTTACATCTATAAAAATCAAGGAACTTCAGTAGATTATGAATTATTGATAAATAACATCAAACATGGTGTTATCGATATAAATAACATTGCTAAATATCAACCACATGATTTATTGCCTGATAAATGGAATGTATATATCGAAAATAAAAATAAAAGAGATGACAATGTATGTAATAGCAAACAACTTGCTAAGACGGATATGTTTAAATGTTCTAAGTGTAAGAAACGAGAATGTAGTTATTATGAACTTCAAGTACGAAGTGCTGATGAGTCGATGACTGTATTCATTACCTGTTTAAATTGTGGTCATCGTTGGAGGATTGGCTAGATACTAATATTATATAAGTGTAATTCAAGGAATGATCATGTCAGATACAGAATAAGAAATATTATTGCGTACTACTTTAAGAGGTATTTTCTTTTTATCTAACTCAAGTCGTGCGATTTCTTTTACATTTGAACAACTGTCTAATTCTCTTTGAGAAAGTGTAGTGGTTGCTCCATTTGCGAGTTGACTCATTCTGAGACCTAATAAAGAAGTTTTCTCATAGATAGACATGATTAATGGATACATAACTTAGCAGAATTCTTATTAATATTATTTATATTTAAAATTTGGAAGTCCAAAAATACTTACAGTAACTACAACAATAGATGTATTTAATGTTTGTGTTATCATATTTGATGTAAGCGACATCATTTGAATCACTATCCTTTTTACTACATTCTTTATTGAGACATACTATGTTATTTACATGAGGAATGGTATGATCATAGATAATGTTAGGATTAATATATTTAGTATATTTCTCATTTGTTCCATCAAAGTTATTGGTGGCGATTTGTTTCGCTTCATCATCATCATCGATGTCTTTCACAGAACCACAGTTTTTACAATAAAAGATGATCTTGTTTTCTTCATCATGTTTAAAATAATACATGTTGTTGCAATACTCACAGAAATCCATGTTTGTATCTTTATAATGTAGTATTGTTTTTTTTTAAATTACTATTTAAAAAATATATATCAATTTTTTGATAAACTAGTCCAAAAATGCCGAGCGTTAATTTGTACATTATTCATTACAGTAAGTTAGTACATCGTGAAGGTGTATTTGCTAAGATTCAAAACATGTTTGGAAATATTGTAAAGCAAAATAATATTGAATTGAATCTGAAAATTATAAGCAAGTTTGATCCAGATACTTTGAATGGAGATTTTGTAAAGCGAATCTTCGATTCAAGTGAAATCAAAGGAACTAATGAGGAAGAAACTGAACTCAATGAAAAGCTAACTTTGTATAATAAGTATATTATTAAGACACCTCAAATCAACTTTGTTAGCAACTGTTTAAAGCATATGGATGCTATGAATCAAATTGCTAAGACTTCTAATGACGATGATATCAATATGATCATTGAAGATGATGTGGTTTTCGATTCAACAGCCGAAACTCTACTCACAGAATTTATTGAGAACAAGAAATATGTAATGAATGATAATGCATACGATATTGTGTTTCTTGGACTTCCTGGTCAGCAAAACCAAGATCAAGACACAAAGAAACTAGAAGTCATTCCTGTAGATGATGTAAAGGTTCTTCCATGTTGTGATTCATATTTCATTAGTAAGTCTTGTGCCAAAAAACTGGCACAAACTTATATCCCCTTGAAGTTTCCAAATAATATCCAGTTGTCCTATTTAATTACCAGGGAATCATTAAAGGTTGCTAGGACCTTTCCGAATATTATGGCAGATGGTTCTAAGGTAGGTCTTACATCTAGTTCTATTTCTCCTAACAATATTCTTATATTTAACACATCATACAAGCAAATCTATAAGATATTAGACAAGCCAGTACCAACTGTTGAAGATATTAATACTGTTGAAAAATTATTGAAAGGAAATGCTTTGAAAAACTCTCCTGATTTTGTCTTCTTGGAGGGATTATTTTACTTGAGAACCAAGCGGTATGATGAGGCAAAAGAGCAGTTTGATAAAGCAATGATCATTTATGAAACAGAGCTATCTCCATTATCAAGTCAATCAGCAATCATTCAAAATTATATTGATTTATGTAGATATATTCAATAAAAAAATTGATTTAACGATTCTTATTATATTTTTATATAACGAACTAGTAATATAGACATGATTATTCCTGTTAAGTGTTTTACTTGTGGAAAGGTTTTGGCTGATAAATGGAATTATTTTAAAGACAAATCGATTGAAATGGATAGAAAAACTGATATTGAAAAATTGACTATTGAAGATTTGGAGGTCAAGAGTGGTCATGATAAAGATAACTATTTTGACACAAATAAGAAAGCAGAATTGTTGAACAAATTAGGATTGACGAAGATTTGTTGTCGTAGACACATGCTTGGACATGTAGATCTAATTGATATTATTTAAAGGTTAATATGAAACTTTACGGCTCTTTTTTTTATAACTCATCATATAAATAAATGAATACGCATTTATATGAAGAAATAAGAAGTATAGAAGACATTATTAATGAAAAGAAACCAAAGAAGCGCGTATCTGGCAATTTACAAATAGAAGATGAATATACGAAGTTGAAGAATAAAGAAGATAAGATTTTGACTTTGTTGGATGATATGCATAAACAAAAAGATGAAGAGAAGGATACACTTCAGTATTTTACGCATACACCCATTCATGTGATTATCTTTAGAACATTCAGAAAGATGTTGTCAATTGGTAATGATATTATACAAGAGAATGATATCTATAAAATGATTGATATCGTATTGTACAAAGACAATGTTATTTATGTGGGGATAACATTGGTTATTTTTTCGATTCTTTTGATGTTTATTAGTTTATAATGGAACAACAGCGAATATACATTTTGTGTATGTTATTTGTATTATTGTTGTACTCGTATCTCTTTGGACAACATAATTCAACTACAAAGTTTTTCATTTCAATTGCAGTGATTGCTTGTCTTTACAAATTATATAGTATTTTTCAATTATACACAAAGTCCAACAAAAAAGAACAAAATGATGATATACAACTATCAACTTTAAAAGATAAATTGCTGATATCCCAAAGTATTAAATGGTTAGAATACGATACATTTTTGTCTAATGTCATTGTTGATTTATATCCAATCACCCGATATGATATAGAAGTCTTGAAACTTGTGATGATCCATCTTAATAAGTTCTTGAAAATATATTATCATGCGATGTCTTCAAAAGAAGATAGTGCTCTTTTGTATAAAAACATTCGTAAAAACCAAACAACCATTCAATCTTTGGAAGACAAAAAAGCAGAGATTATTAGTGAGATTAAGAATCTAGTATATGTATTACCAACTTCTATGTTTTATGTTGATCATAATATTCCAGAAATATCTTTTCTTATTGAAGACTATTTAAATAAGAAAATCGCATTGCTTTCAACCAAACTTAAATTGAAGCAAACGAAATTCGCATCTGCATCGTTATAATCTGCTGCATAAAATTCATATCAATGGATATAAATGAATAATATCAAATTACATGAAGTATACATTAAGAAATACATTTCCTCAAAAGATTTTGGTATTGTGTTGAAAACTGCTTACGAAGATTTTGATACCATTTACAATAATATCTTAATTTCAAGAGATATCGATTTCGTATTGTTTTTAATGAAGAAAAATGAATTTCTAGGTTTGATTCGATACACTATAATCATTTACAACCATATGAATGAGAAGAAGATGAGATTGAAAGATAAATGGAAACACATGTTAAAACAAGATATTATTAGAAAATGCTTAGAGTTTGATAAAAATTTTCATATGTATCTTATAGCATCATTATATTCATATATTTGAAAAAATCTCTTGTATTATTAAAAACAGGAACAGTAACTATGCCACCTAAGAAGAACCAACTTAAAGGGGGACTTTTTGATCCATCTTCAATGAATGTGACTTTAATGAAATCTGTAAGTGATATACAAATGTTAGGAAACGACAAACTAGCAGACACATATAGTTCTAGAAATTATATGAATGCATCTGGAGGAAAAAAGAATCCTAAAAAACCTACAACAAAAAAAACCCCATCTAAAGAAGGAAAAAAACCAAATAAAAAATAAAGTCATTATACATTAATAACTCATTATGAACACTTGGAAACTAATTGATTCTTTTTTTACATCAAATACAAACTCCAAATATATCTCAAATCACCATTTAGATTCATTTAATGTCTTTATGAAAACTAAGATTCCATATATTATTCAAACATTGAACCCTTTTGTGATCATTAAAGAGGGTTATGAAATCAATGTGTATATTGGAGGTCTTGAAGGAGGTGGTATTTATGTTTCGAAACCGCATAATGAGGATGGAAATACATTGTTTCCCATTCATGCAAGATTAGAAGACCTCACCTATTCTAGTGAGATATATGTAGATGTATTTATTGAATATCGATCTACAAAAAATGATACAAATTCAACCATTACATCAAATCTGAAACAAATTCCTATTGGAAATATTCCAATCATGATACAATCCGATCTTTGTAATCTCCAAGGAATGGATCGAAATGAACTCATTCAATCTGGCGAATGCCCTTATGACCAAGGAGGCTACTTCGTAGTCGATGGTAAAGAGAAAACTATTGTATCTCAAGAAAGAGTAGCGACCAACAAGTTGTTTCTCTCATCCGCAACAGACTCGAGTATTGACAAGTACATTAAAATGGGTCTCATTCGATGTACTTCAAAGAAAAACTCGCTGTTCCCCAAAACCATCACCTTATTGACCCTCGCTTCCGCGGAACGAAAGAATGCAATTACAATAGAAATTCCCAACATCTTTTCACAAATCCCTTTGTACACACTTTTTAGAGCACTTGGATATGTCTCTGATAAAGAGATCACTGAAATTATTTTCGCAAACAATATTGAAAATGTAAGCCAACATTATTTGACATTCATTCGTAAATCAATTCATGATAGTTCACATAGTTTTACTCAAGCAGATGCCCTAGACTACATTGCTAGATATACCAAATACAAAGATCCGAAACAAGTGCTTCATATTTTAAAGAATGATCTATTCCCCAATGTGGGTCCTTTGTTCAAGAACAAGGCCATGTATACAGGAACACTTGTTTTCAAATTAATAAGACACGCATTAGGTGAGTTGACTGATACCAATAGAGATAGTTACTTGGTCAAACGAGTGGATGTAAGTGGTATTTTAATGACGAATATGTTTCGTGATGGTTACAATCAGTTAAGGAATAATATCAAGAACAAGATTGATAAGGAATTCATTTATGGTAGTTGGGGAGATATGAATGAGTTCAAGGTAATCATTGAAGGAAATGTAAAATCAATATTTGATCGTAATTTCATTACAGAAATTTCAAGACGCTCTTTCAAAGGTAAATGGGGTCTCAAAGAGAGTGAAGGTATTGTACAAGATCTGAATCGTCTTTCCTATACAGGATATATCTCACACACCAGAAGAGTCAACACACCTATGGATAGAAGTCTCAAATTAGTAACGCCACATCGCGCAGATGCTTCTCAATGGGGATTTATGTGTCCTATTGAGTCACCAGATGGTGAAAATATTGGTTTATTGAAACATATGGCTACTAGTTGTTTTATTACCCAAGAATCAGATGAAGATGAATTGATTCAATGCTTACATGATCTGGGGATGAAACCGATTGATGAGTTGTACGCTTTGGATATTCAAAATCATACTAAAGTATTGCTAAATAATAACTTTGTAGGAACTCATGATTCTCCAATGGACTTGTTAAAAGAGCTAAGGAGATACAAAATAAATAACATTATCAACTATACCACTTCAATCTCATGGGATATTATCGAAAATGAAATTGAACTATTTAATGATGCTGGTAGATGTGTAAGACCTATTATTATCAACACTCCTGAATCACTTAAACGCTTCAAATCCATTTTGTCAGACAAATCGATCAATGATAAATGGTCCGCTATGGTACCTTCACGAATTGGAAATCTAGGATATGACAAAGGTAAGGTAAAAGAACAAAATGCTTCATGTCTCGAATTTATTGATTCCACTGAAACAAGTCGAGCATTAATCGCTATGAAGTATGAAGATATTGATCTTAATCCTATGAACAAATATGATTATATTGAAATCCATCCTTCTTTGATCTTAAGTTTGTATTCATGTTTGATTCCATTAGCACATCATAATCAAGCACCTCGTAATATTTTCTCTGGTCAACAAGGAAAACAAGCGGTTGGTGTATATGCTTCTAATTTTAACAAACGAATTGACACTGCTGGATACCTCTTACATTATCCACAACAAGGTTTACTCAACACCAAATATTCGAAATATACAAGTACAGATGCATTGACCAATGGTGAGAATGTAATTGTGGCAATCGCAACATACACAGGATACAATCAAGAGGATAGTTTGATTATCAACAAAAACTCGATTGAAAGAGGACTATTCAACAGTTCGATTTATAAAGCATATGTAGCTTCAGAAGATGAAAATCCCAAAACAGGAGAATTCTTACAATTTGGCAATCCTTTGAATATGGTCAAAGCAGGTGCGGAGATGAATATCAAGTATGCGAAATGGGATAAGATTGATGAACATGGATTTCCTTTAGAAAATAAATACATTGAAGAAGATGATGTGTTTGTAGGTAAGGTAAAAACAACTGTGGTCTCGAATAAGTTTGATGAGACTGCGGAAAGAGTTCGAACAGATGAACAAGATAATACGATCAAAACATATTCTGATAAATCAGAAGTTGCCACTTTCACCAATGGTGGTATGATTGATAAAGTGTATGTCTATTCTAAAAATGATAAGACAAAACTCAAAATTAGATTCCGTAAAACAAGAGAACCAGTGCTAGGTGACAAATTCGCATCAAGACATGGTCAAAAAGGTGTGATTGGTATGATTCTCCCACAAGAAGATATGCCATTTACCAAAGATGGTGTGGTTCCTGATTTAATTGTAAATCCACACGCATTTCCAAGTCGTATGACAATTGGTCATTTGATCGAAGCTGTATTGACACGATACTCTTGTGAAAGCGCAAACCGTATTGATGGTACAGTATTCGAACATTTGGATTTAGAAAGCTATACCAAGTTATTGGAAAAACAAGGAGTTCATAAACATTCAGATGAAATCATGTATAATGGCTTCACGGGTGAACAAATACAAACCCAGATATTCTTTGGACCAACATACTATTTCAGACTAAAACACATGGTAAATGATAAAATGAACTATAGAGAAGGCGTAGATCCTGCTAAGGCTCCTATCACTGGAACCACGAAACAACCTACACATGGTCGTGCAAATCAAGGTGGTTTGCGCATTGGTGAGATGGAAACCAATGCATTATTAGGACATGGCATTGCGAGTTTCATTAAGGAATCTATGATGGAACGATCAGACAAGGACAAATTCGTAATGGACAAAGACGGTGGAGATTTTGCCAACCCACACAAAGATGCTCCTATGTCTATGATTGATGATCGTTACAAATCATTTACAAATGTTGAAATTCCTTACACATTTAAGCTGCTTAGCCAAGAAATAAAATCTATGGGCATCAAACCCATTTTCCATTTCAATAGAAAAAATGAACCAGATGATGATGTTGTAGAGGAAGACATTGATCCTGAATTCACTTTTGAGGATTAACTGAATAATACACTTTCTTGATTCCACAAAACTGTATATATGAATTACACACCTTACATGGTAAAGAATACTTCATAGGTTCACGAGAACTTCGTGTATTTGTTACATTATTACTAGTTGGACCCAATCGAACAACATAAAGATCACACTCTCTCAAGTCTTGATTTTTTACTTTTTTCAAAGTTGATATTTCAGCATGTACACTGAAAATATCATTTGAACACCGATGATTTTGAAAGGCGCATCTTGATTCTTTAGTATGAGGATCAAAATGATTCTGAATCTTGAAATTATATCCACAACTTATGATTTTCTTTCGCCGCACAATCACACAACCATGTTTTTGTGTAAGTGTTGATTTATGGGCTAAGTTCAAACATTTATCCATGTATTTCTTCTGTTCTAAACTCATGATCTTACACCGCTCCATATCCACACCATCATAACATGGACCGCTTGTTGGTTGCATTTTGGATATGTGTTCACTATAGTTATAGTTTCTAACTTAAATAATAAATTTTGTTCTTAATTCAATTTTTTGATCAAAACCACCAATATTGCAGATATAAGTGCTTGTGTGTAAGATGTTAAATAGGCTAGGTTCTTGACTTCAAGTTTTTGAAAAATGAAACTCCTTACTGATTCAGAGTATACCACCACTAAAATGAATACAACGACCACAAACAGAAAATAATCCAAATCACCTACAACAGATAAAAGAGCATTCTTATTAATGAATGAATCAGTCATACTTTGTGACTGTGTTGGTGTCGTAGTTTGTGGCTGTGTTGGTGTCATTGTTTGTGGTTGTTGTGGTGTCAAGGAAGGAGTGGGGATATTGGACTTGTTCATTTCGATCTCTCTCTTTAATGTATCTATTTGATTTTGTAAATCAGATTGTTGTTGCTGTTGGATTGTGGATAGTCTCTCTTTTTCTTGAACTAAATCTTCAATATTAATATCCTCATTCATCTCTTCTTGATATTTTTGTTGAGGTGGTGGTTGAGTAATGGCTTGTTGTTGCTGTTGTGGTGGTATGATCTGAGCAATTGGTGTTGATTTTACCATTTACACTCAAAAAAGAAATTAACATATAAGATTGAAACGGAAATATCTTTTATCGTTTACATTCAGTCATTACTGGAGTATATTTATAACATTCATTGTCAATTTTGTACACTTTGTCTCTGATTTCTTGGACATCAGGACCCTTAATCACAACACATCTACCATCTTTGCATACTTTTCTGAAAAAGGAGGCAAGTCCAAGACCAATAATGACAGACACAATAATAGATCCAGCAGATGTATCTACGATTTTTGAGAGCATTCTTTATATAACTTAAGAATTAAAATTCTCTAAAACAGGCTGAGACTCTACCTTACCTTCTTTGTTACAATCCACTTTATCATATTTGTATTTGTAACATTCATTGAGTTTGTTTGTATATACTACCTTGCCAGCATTATATGGAGAAGGAAACTTCATCACGACATTAGGAGCAGGAGAGCTAATGTAGACATACAGAATGCCGATACAAAAAGAAAGGATCAATGCAAATAAATTAAGTTTTCCAAACATGGAGAATCAAGTTTAATTTACTAATATATATTTTTTCATAGCATCAATTTATCACATAATTCATCTCTTGACAATTTTTTGTACATCTTACCAACCTTCTTTTTGAGTTCAGCATCTTTTTCAATGAGAGCATAAATTTGTGCCTTGTTCAAATAGTATGGTTTTGAATGTTTGGTTGATTTACAATCGGACAAGGAACCAAAGATTCCTTTCATTACATTTTCTTTCCACTCTTTCTTGACCTCCGCTTCAGTTTTGGGTGTTGATTTTTTGAGTTTTTCTTTAATCTTTTTTTCTAATTTTGATTTTGGTGTTGATTTTTCTTTTGGTTTTACATCAGGACTTTGATTTATATCAGCGCTCATAATCATAGGTTTTGAAAGCGTGTAATCATCAATAGCGATCATCTTTCTCAAAATACCCTCCCTTTGGGAAGCATTATCCTCTAAAGTCATATTCAAGTATTGATTAATCTTTGTTTTTTGAATTACATCATCAGTAGTGTTATGTACAGAATCAAACAGTTCTTTCTTTGTATTCAATGATTTTGTATGAGAGTCATTGAAGTGATTCCATTCAGATTCAAGCTTATCTTTCTTTCTTTGAGAGATAGTTTCCAATTCAATCATTGCTTTATGATTGTCGTGAATATGTTGAGTTAAACGCTTAATTTCAGCAAGATCATTCTTGGCACCATATATAATTTTCTTTTTCTCAAAATCATATTCTCTCATCAATTCATGTTTGGTGTTCTCTAGTTTTTCTAATTCATTCAATCGAAATGAATATACTGGTTTTTTTAATTCAAACTTGGTTTCACGAAATTGAACTTGGAGTTTTTCCTTATCATTTGTGAAAGGTGGATTGTCAAATAAATGTTGATTGTTTAGATACAAATCATAAATTCGAAGGTATTCTTCATACAAATGAGGATAAGAACCCACCGTTGCTACCATTGCATCTTTGTTTATAACATACATTTTTATGAAAAGATCAAATCAATCATCGCGAATAAATAAAAGGATACAATCGCACAAACAATTGTGAACACTCCAAGAGACATGATCGTTTGATTTTTATTGATACCAAATGGTTTGATCGTATCATCCCTTTTAAACATCATGGATGGTTTTGTACAATACATGAGTAACATCAACAACACAAATAATAAGATGCTGTAGATAATCCTACCATTTATGCCAATCATTTTAAGTTTTATTATTTAACATAAGATTTAATTTCTGTCAATAAAACAAATGGTAAGCATTTATTTACTGCTTAGTGTTTTACTTATTTTAAGCATTATCGTATTGTATGCTTTTGGGGTATTACAAACTCCAACTAAAGTGACTGAAACTTTCGTTGAGGAAGAAGTTGTTTACGAAGTAAATGATAATGATTATGTCTTACATACAGATCACCCATTCAATGATCAGTGTGTAAACTCATTCATTAAACCAGATGATGTCAAGTCTACAAACATTGTTGAGTTTTTGAATATGAAAGATGTAAAGTTTATCGGGATATCAACTGATAAAAGACATTACATGGTGATTTCTAAATTACAAGATGTACCAAACATACACTCTATAGAAGATAATACAAAGATCGGTTATGCATATGAGAGAGATAAAGTGTTGTTTGATCGATTATTCAAGAAAGCTTATCATAAAAGCATGCGTTTTGAAAATATAAATAGAGAGCCTAAAGAATATGTAAGTGATTATTGTAATTCATATGATAATACAAACAATATGTTTATTGACTTCATGGAAAGCGAGTATGATTATTTTGTGTTCTCACTTGATACACATTATGATGAAAAGCTTTATGGGTATTTTAATGATTTTTTTATCAAAAGAGTAAAACTTCTTGATTTTGTGGGGGACTTGAAAATCAACCCTTTCATTAAACACAAGATTCATGATTACATATTCATGAGTGTAATAAAAGACAAATACATTGAAGTTGATAATGTCCTTTGTCAGTCCAATGATATTGAAACAGACTATAATCGTCTTTTCACAAACAATCTTATTGATTTTGACGCTTCTCAACATTATATTGATGTCTATCATTGTGATGTTCCAGATGAAATGTTGAAACATTTTAAACAAGATCATTCCATAACAAAAGTGAAGATAGATGATTTGAAAAACACACCCGATAGTTGCAAAGCAGATACTAAGATTAAAAATCTAGACAATTCACCAAAAAACATATTCGGAAGACATGTTTACAAATCGACTCGTTGTAGCGAGAGTTATAAGAATTTGTTTATTGATATCATCTATCCATTTGCTAGCACTTATGATATGAAATTATCACCCGATGACTTCAATACACTTAAAATCCACTCTGACAAGTTTGATGATTACATCCCAATTCGAAACGCTTTCTCCTATAATAACTTCAATATTTCAAGATATAAAATCAATGTAGATCCTGAAAAGTTTCCCACGGAATCATACATTGATGATATTTACTATGGCGCATATAAAGATGACGATGATAAAACCATTTTGACAAACTCTATTCCTTTCGATTTGAATGAAAGTTTACATACCATTGAATACCAAAAATCAGATGATGTTATAATCGATGTGATCATTTCTTTCAATAATGAAGGACCTCCTGCTGCTACTTATACCCACAATGGAGAATCCATGTCTGTTCATATTTTCGAAGGGGATCGTTTGTACATAAACCCAGATAGCATTTATGATATCAATCTATCCAACTTTATCGAATCGAAACTTCGAGATGGTAAAAACTTCAACTATGGATTTGTTACGACAACCGTTGAAGGTGGGGGTATATCACGAATCGTGATTCGATTAGATGATATCAGAGAAGCATCTAATTTCAAAAGGATTGAGGGTAAATGTTTCAACTCGAACATGGATGAACTCGTTGAAATTCAAGATGAAATCGAATGTCTCCAAGATAAAGACAATATTTGGGAATTCGGATGTAAATATAACTATGAATGCCCATACTTCCAAAGCAATTCGAACTATCTAAATCATTTCGGAGGTTGTGAAATGAATGGGTTTTGTCAAATGCCTCGTGGTATTCACAAACAAACCTTTAAACAACCATTCATAGACAAAGATAACCAGCCGTTATGTTACAATTGTGATCCTGAATCAGAAAACTGTTGTGATGATTTTAAAAAGAATGAGTTGCTTGTATCTCCTGATTATATGTTCAAGAATGATCAAGAACAACGAATCAAACACTTATTTTCTATGAAATCAGATGATGAAGAAGGAGAAGCATCCAAATCAAAATGCGGTTTGTATATCAACAAGTATTAAATAGTGTATGTGGAGATGATTATGTATTGAACTCGCTTAAATACATTTTATATGTTACATATTTGTACATGATAATGGAGTGTATTATTTGTTTTGGGGTGATCGAAAATAGTGACCTCTTAGAAACGACCGTATGTCAACACATTTTCCATAAGCAGTGTATACATACGCTCATTAAATATAATAAATATAGAGCCAGTTGTTGTCCTTTGTGTAGAGCGATTCTTCCCAAACACAAGTTGTTTCCGAATGACAGTCATATGAAATCTACCTATGAGCTTCACATGGAACTTATACAGCGTCGTGAGCGCTTTGATATACTTATTATTTTGATCACTGTTATTATGTTGCCTTTCATGTTGTGGTATTGCTATAAGATACATGTAGAACATGACGCCTTGATGAGTACAATGGTTGTGTCAAATAGACAACGAGAATATATTTATTAACATAATATTATATACATTTATATAATATATGACATTCATGGAACATCTAAACTATTATTGATAAGCACATTCAATCCTCGACTTCGTCATCATTTTCACCCGCATAAGAAGTGTATTCTGGGTTATTGTTTACATCAGGGATCTCAAATGGATGAGTATCTGGCATGATGTCTTCGGGTGCGATATCTTCATATATCTTTGAAAACTCTTCCATCTCTGGCACATATCCTACTTTTTCTAACATGAGAAACAATAAGCGTTCATCATCTCCCATTTGATCCTTCTTATTGTACTTCTCTTGTTTGTCATTTTCACGAAGAACTTCCACATCAGAACGATAATCTGCTGATTTCGAATCCAAGGTAGATATTGAAGTGGTATGTACGAGTTTATCTAACATTGCTTTAGAAATGGATTTCATATCTACATGGTTAGGGTCTATATTCGATATTTGATGAACATAGTTTAGTATGGTTGACATGTACATTAAGGATGATTTCATGAGTTCTGTTCTGTTCTTTGAAGTATGGTGATATTCGAATGATGGTAATGGAATTTGTCTGATCGAATCCACCAAACCATGATGTTCCGATATGCGTTCAAGCATCACAAACTCTACACTATCTTTCATGGATCTTGTGCTGTTTTGTATGGCAAATTCCGAGTCACTCGTTTTCTTAGAAGTGGATTCAAGGATACTCAATTGATGCTCATTGTTGAAATGATTGAGAATTCTTGAAATCATTATCAACATATGATTACGACCATATTTATATAATGCTTCATTCAATATCAACATCATTGATATATCTTGATCTTTAAATGAAATGTAGCGATCTTGTAAGGCTTGATAATCAGTTTCTAATTGAAATGATAAGTCTTTTAATATTGAAGTTAACTCGGAACTTTCTTTATTCACATCCACATCTAAACTAAATTCATACACAAATGACTCAGGTACTAATGTTTGTATATTAGTGAAATGGATCGTTTTATCTTGTGGGAGTGGTTTGGGGGGTTCTTTTGATTTGGTTAATTGAATCAACAGATTGTTAGTGTGTTTGTAGATTTTTTTATTGACTTCAAAAGAAGTTGGTTCAGTTTTCAAGTTGTCATGTAATTTTAACAATGATGGTTTGGAAGAAATAGAATCCACTTGGAAGAATGCAGTTGATTTGAATTTATTTTCTTTATTCGATTTCTGTTTGACATCATTCAATTTGATTGATAATTCCATTTTAGTTTGAAGTATTAACTTAGTCACTTGAACTAGTTTCTTTTCATTTCGCTCTTGGTTTGATAAATTAGGGTTGTTTCCAAACACCTTGGATAATATACAAGACAGATACTTTAAGGTTGTTTTTGAACCATCTTTAGTTACAGGTGCTTTCAATGGGAAACCTTGAATCTTAAAGAATTCAGAACACTTCTTATTAATATTGTATACTTCAATAGACTTGTTGTATATGCTTACAAATATTAATAAGAAAGATGATATTACTGTGATGTTAATGTACTCTACATACTTCGTTTTTTCTTTTTGAGATTTAAACATCTTATTCAAATCTTTCACATTTGGATTCTTTTTACGAAACATACTAGTTCTTTCTTCAAACAATTTAGCTACAAAGTACACCAAGTTGTTCGTTATGTATGTGATCTGTTCTTTATCAAACTTGAATCCTCCAAACTCCAAAGAGATTTGATGGATCATTTGTTCGATTGATTTATCTGAGGAGATAGTGACTGTTTCATCTGCTGGTGTATCTAAGGTACCTATTTTCTCATAATTGAGATCTCTTGTTCTCTCCACATTGTTGTACACCTCATCGAAATCAACCATATTTCTTGATCCTTGATAATTTTCTGGGTTTTCATAGGATTTATTGATCTTAGACAAGAATGAACTGTTCATAATATTTTGAGGTTTTACATCTGTCAAGTAGTAATGCTTGTCATATTTTCTCTTCGAAATGTAATCTGATTGTACTGTTTCTTTTTTTCTTATACATCTTTCCTTCTCTTTCAAATAAGAAATTACCGATTTTAGTTCTTTGTATTTGTAGTTATCTTGTATCTTTTTTCTCACATCTAATAGATCATTCACATGATCATAAAATGGCTTCTCTTTTAGATTGGGGGTTAAAGTTGTTTTCGATAATTCATTTTCATATATTGTGATGGAATCATTTTCATCATCCTCCGTATTCATTTGTTCAATAACATAGTCATTCATAATCATCAAACCATGATCGAATGATTTATTCATCATAAACATAAAATGATCTATATCATTGATTTTAGAAGTCAATGTAGGATAATATACAGACAATTTATTCATTTTGAATAGTCCCTTTTTCCATTGTGTGTTTTTTGGTGTTGGGTTTGTGTATGGAATGATTTCATTCTCTCGCTTATTCAGTTTAGGGTCTACCCATTCATTTTTGATATCTTCATAGTCTATTTCGAAGAACTTATGGATTTCATTGTAACATTCATTCAAACTGTTCCATCTTGGTGTATTTATGATTACGAATTCATCTAATGTTGGAAGAATGAGATGATGAAACACTTCAATGTCTTCAGGTTGAAAGATGAATAATCGATCTTTGTTGAACAAGCCTACTTTCTTGAAAGGCTGTAAACTATTTTGGGGATTTAATGAAAACCAATTCTCATGAAGTCGATCTCTTTGAGTGTAATAATAAATCTTCTCATATGGTTTATCATTGATCATGATTGATTCATCTAATTTCAATTCTAAGGTACCATTTTTGTTCTTATGAACTTCTCCTGTTATTTCTTTTTTAGTCAACAACGAAATGAGGACTTGGTCACCTTGTTTCAATGAAGTTAACTCATGATAATAAGTAGATACATTGAAGACTTCGAATGGATTTTTGTTGAATTTAGTATATCTATTGGAATCATGCTTACTTATATAATAACCATGTATTGGGTATTCAGACGCATTTATACGGTACAAATCTAAATAGTTCTGTGAATCGATTGCTTTTTTTATGGTGATATTTGTTCTTTCTGTTTGTTCTTGTTGAGCTTTACTTTTTGAATCTGTTTCGAAAATGAAACGCTTACATATCTCACTTCGTTCGAAGCTTGAATCATTGTTCATTAATTTTTCGAGTAGTTCTGGACATACACGAATAGCGGTTTGTACTTGATTAGATTCCGGAGATTTCATATCATTGCTAAGTAAATATCGGTAATGATTTTCTAGTTTTTGTTGAATTAATTTATAAGGTTGTTTCGCAAACAAACTGAGTTCGGACAAATGATCAGAAGTGCTCTTTTCACTTTCTGTTGTCTCCCCATTATCAATCATAAATTGTTTGCTTGCAGCAATCATAGGAATCATTTGTTTGTATTTGTAAGGGATAGTCGAATGATTGAGTAAATCTACAAAGTTCTGACTCGTGGAAGTTTTCAAACCTTTCTTCATGAATGAGTATAAGGCATTGACTTGATTGATAGACTGCTCTTTAGAATATTGAATTGGAATCGATTTGTCAATACGCGTAAACACGATCTCATTCAAGTCATTGATCTCCTCAAAAATGATTTCATCTTCCATGATGAATTTTTCATAATAATCAATGGATGTAGATGCATTTGGATCAAAGTCACTTCCAGTTGTTTTTTGTGATTTCTCCACATGAGGTATGGTATCTTCTTCTTCCTCTTGTTTCTGTTCAGATGGGGTTGGGGTTTTTTGTTTCGGTGGGGATGGGGACGGGGTTTTTTGTTTCGGCGGAGATGTGGTTGGTGATTTGCGGAAAGTTTTCAGATAACTCCGCATTATTTGGTCATGAAGGTTCTCATGATCTTCTGGATTGATAATGTAAACAACCTCTTTGTTCTTTTTGTAAAAAATAGGCTCATAATGTGTGTCTTCAATAAAATGAAATATCATGATACTTTTGTTTTTATCATACACATTTCCACGAATGAAGTATTTTTCATCCATAAAGATAACAATATTCACCTTCAGGAATATTTCAAGGAATGAAATCATGTGTTCATCTAACCATTCATCTGGGTTTTTCAACACATTTTCAAGGTAACCCATGACATCTTCATTTGGTAATGTAGGAGCGATGTTTTTGAAATAAGAAAGATAGGTTTTTACGCTTTTGTTCTTTGGTTTAGTTTTCATCGCATCGATTAAAATGTTTGCGATGTTGACTCGAAATTGTCTACCAATGCTCTGCTGATCGTCTGGTTTACTCAATCGATATTTTTCATTGTATAAGTACAATGCAGAGTGTATCATACAACTACCATCTCCATGCACTTCTGAAACATATAAATCTTTAATATGATGATTTTCAAACTTGTTGATCTTAAAACTGTGTAAATTCAACATTTAATGTAATACAATATTAATTTTTTTCATGATGAGAACTCTTCAAACTCTTTCATATAGCTTTCCAAGTCTTGAACTATTTCACTGATCGCATTGATCATAAACTCTCGGAGCTCATTCATTGAAGTATCATCGATGAATTTAATCTTGATAAGGAATGTATTTTCAAGAGGATGAGGTACAGAATAACCAATGTACTCTAATACCTTCTTATCACGAATGTACTTGTTTAGAATGAGCGACTGGAGTAAGTTACCGACAGTGTGTGTATACCCCTTGATAGTCACCGCATAATAATTTGCAATTTCACCGATGTTATCAATGATTATAGTCTTTTCTTTTGGATTACGGAATTGTTCGATAACAGTGTTCAACTTTTCAATACATATTTGACCTGCTTTATGAAAGATAAACTTGGGTGACATAGCACATTCTGATTCAACAGTCATTGTAAACGAAGAGGGTTCATTGTACTCATTCTTCATAAAATAACGATACTTTTGAAGGGTGTTAAACTCAGCAGTTACAGACTTCTTCTTTTCAGCTGGAACATTCTTTAGCAATTTCTTGAGTGCGGTATCAGCTGCTTCCTCATCAATGGTATTAAAATATACACAAGTACTGACTACCCCCCAACAAGCACAATCTATAGCAACCCCTTTAGTAGCATAAGCTTCAATATGTACAGATTTCTTTTCGTTATTCTCTGGTCGTAACTTGGTGATGAGGATGTAGTCTTTAGTGATTTCATTGGGTGGTAATATACGCTTGACAAATGATTTTGGAAGTTCTTTTCCATCCTTATCGAAAATGGAGAAATCTTCAGTGGTTACATCTTGGATTTCTTGATTACTTGTCAATTCTTTCTTTAGAACAAATTTATAATCCTCTCTATCCCAATTTGCGATTTCTTCTTCTGTAAAATGAAGAGGAATCAAACTCAACCGATGAGCAAGGAATTCATTGTGTAGAGGACTATTGTTTTCAATGAAGTTCATGTCATTTTCAACGAAGTGATCCTTTATCTTGAAGTAAAAACCGACATTTGGAATATCTGTAAAGATCAATCGTCGTATCGAGTTTACAACACTCACATCAATGTCTTTGATTTTAAAAGTAATGCTTTTTTCATTGTTATGGCTAAGATCGTAAAAGTGAGTCATCTGTTCCATTTTGTATGTATGTCTATTCTCTTTACAATTATTGAGAAAAACTTAAATCAATTTTTAAGGGAAACGGCTTAAAAAACTAGTTCGTAGGAAAATAAAATATGCTTAAACCAGTTCTATATTGTAGTGTGAAATGCGCACATTCTAAGGAGCTTCTTGATGTTATTAAAGCAAAATCTATATTAGAAATGTTTAAAGTCCATATCATTGAACAAGAGAAAGAACGACTTCCACCCTTTGTGGATCGAGTTCCGTTGCTCTTTCACAATAACAAAATTCTTCATGATGAAGGTTTATTCATGTACATTCAATCTATTAATGAAAAAAAGCAAACTATTGATGCTTTCACACCAGATAGCTCTATTTCAGACAACTTCAGTTTCATAGATACTGAAAAAGGTAATGATCATAACTATCTTTATATCAATGATAAAGGTGACTTTGAAGACCAAAAAATTAATACACCACCTGAATCTTCGGATGATGATAAGAAGATGTCTCTTGAACAACTTATGTCTAAACGAGAACGAGATATACCTTGAAAAACATTTAAGGAACTCTTTTAACTGTACATATATAAAGTACAAATCAAAGGAAAAAATGACAGATAACAAAAAATGGGTCAATGTATTTAATGAGAAGTTCTCTGAGTTCATCAAAGATCTGATCGAAACATTTCCAGATGATAAGGACTTCAAGCTTTGTAAACAAAGTTTTACACTCCTACAAATGGTAGATGAAAAGAAGCCTGTTGAAATGTTCCAGATTTATGCTATGAAATATAAAGAAAAGATTATGAATAAAGAAGAAAGTTTCTTCTTGAAGCATGATTTCAAAGAAGAACTCTCGAGTAGTGATGATCAGAACTTTTCTGTTGAACTACTTTTGAAACTCAAAGAATGTTGGAAAAATCTAGAACAAAAGAATAAGGATGTCATATGGAGTTATTTGGAACTATTATATAAGGTTGAGAATAAGATTTCTGGTTAAGTTAAACGATATTCGGGGCAAAACAAAAAATGATTTTATGTAAAACATTTGTTTTTTATGGAATATGTATTTAAAGCATGTATGAAAGATGTTTTACATAAACCAATGACTTTATTGATAAAGATACAATATGTCTTCAACAAGATTCTTTTAAACTTCCTCAAAGAGATTAAGAACAAGGATGTTGATCTTAAGAAAAAAATCAAAGAGAATTATGCTGTATTTGATAAATCAACCAATGCCCATATTACTTTGTTCATGGATAACATTGAAGAACCTGAAGTATTTATCAAGCCTTATGAAGAATGCGATATTTTAGAGAATGTTGAATCGAATAAGATGCTTTCATTTGAAATTCTCAAGAACATTACAGTCCATGAAATTCTTGATAAAATAAGTGATACTGAAAAGGAAGTGATTAAATGTTATTTGTACATTTTGTATATGTTATCATACATATATAAGAAAGCACTTGTGATTGAAGATGATGATGCGGAGAATTTATCTCAACTCAATGAGTTATTCAATAAGTGTTTGAAAATGATCAAAAAGGATTCTGACTTGTCTCTAGAGGATGAATTGGACAACATTTTCGATGAGGATTTGACTACTTTATTCAAAAACATATTTGAGTCTCGTAAACATATCAAAGATTCACTGATGAATGATGAATTTAATGAAGATGAAGGCTCTGATGATCCGATGAGCTTTCTTCAAAATAGCAAGATCGGTAAACTAGCCCAAGAGATTACACAAGACATTGAGATTGATAAACTAAATATAAAGGATCCATCTGAGCTGTTGAATATGGAATCATTGCTTTCAGGTGAGAATAGTGCTTTGGGGGATATTATATCTAAGGTAGGGAATAAGGTAGCGGCAAAGATAAGTAGTGGTGAATTAAAACATGAAGATTTATTATCAGAGGCGATGTCTATGATGGGGAAGTTGAATGGTGGTGGAAATAATACATTTATGGAAGAGATGATGAAGAGTGCTGCTGGCATGAATATGGCTGGTATGGGTGCTGCTGGTCCTAATTTGAAACCGAGATCTAAAAACAGAAAGAAGCTCAAATAAGGATAAAAAAAATATTGTATAAGGTTAATTAAAATGAAAGAAATGGCATCACAAGTGTGGTTTCTCGATCCATATGAACTATTGGACATTTCAAAACTGTATGATTTTTATCCAAAGGACTCAATGACCTATAATGAAAAGCTAAATAGTTTTATGAGATTTACTGTGTATTTTAGCATTATAACCTATTTACTCAATAAGAGTTCAAAGGTATTCTATTCAATCTTTTTCGGAGGTGTATTGACTTTCATCTTGCATCATTTTAAGAAGGATATCTTTCAAGATGAGAATCATGAAGATTTCGAGGATAATATGAAAGAAGAGTGTACTTCTCCAGATGAGAACAATCCTTTTATGAATGTGTTAGTATCCGATTATCATTCCAATCCTGAACGAGGAGAGGCATGTGATGTAGATGAAGACAAAGTGAAAGACAAAATGGAAAAACACTTTTACAAGAATTTGTATCGCGGTGTAGATGAGGTATTTGATAACAATTATTCCTATCGACAATTTTACACAACACCAAACACTACCATTCCAAATGACCAAGAAGGCTTTGCGAAGTGGTTATATTTCAATGAGGACAAAACCTTGAAAGAGTCTCATATGTGAGTAAAATTTTAGAACTATGAATTATTTTTATATTATATTATTAAAAAATAAGAACAAATAATATGTATTTTGACAAAGATAGTCGTCTTGGTAATGATAAATGTTGGGTAGATGGACAAATTAAACAAAGTCAGAAAATTAACGATTATCACCTTTTTAATCCCTATAAAACTAATGTACCTGAATGTACCGAGAACGAACAGAAGCTTCGTGATTTCATGGTTGAAAATAAGAAGTCGTACAGAGAAGGTTATGGTTTTGCGAATGCTTGTCATATTGACAATGATTCCTCCATGAGAGCTGATCCCAAAACAATCACTCATGGTAAATGCAAGAATCAATTATCATCTCGTTTGTTTCAAGCAGTCCCTGACTTAGCGCATGGTGGATTTGAGAGTTTATTGGAGAGTCGTTTGACTCAAGGTCAAACCACGGGTAAACACAAAAGCTGTGAGAATAACTCTGAAAAAACCTTTGATGTGATGACTCCCATGATTCCTTGTTTAAAGAAGGAAGTACAAAATACAGAACACATTGTACCAACCAAATGGGTGCGTGGGGGGGAGCATACGCGTGACCACATAAATCAAAAAGATTTTCTTGAAGCAAATGGTTATGTATTTGACGAGAAAGTATGGAAAAAGAGAGAATGCTAAAATATTTTTTATATCTATACTTTAAAATAATACAAATGAGTTTTAATAGATTAGCTTATGACACATGTGAATACAAACAGCGATTGGAACAAAATGTAAGCAATATTGATTTCATTCTTGATCCTATTAAATATGAACATGATAAGAAATGCCGTCATGAATTTGGTTTACTTGGCGGAACTAATGTTTCCCATGTAAAAGGTAATCTTGTAGACTTAGAGAATGATCTTAGAGGACAAACTCGTCCTGCTACAAACTGCTCTCAATACAAATTTTCTCCTTCTTCAGACAACTTTGTACAAGGTAAAGAATACATCAAGCCTGTACAACACCCCAAGATTGATACCACCCCTCTTCATCTTCCTTCTTGTCAAATGATGGATTACTCAAGCATCCCTCGCATTCAACCTAAAAGAAAATAAAAAAATATATACTAAGTATAAAATATACTAAGTATGAGTTTTACAAGATTACCTTATGACACTTGTAGTTATGTTTATGATATGAATCAAAGTATGAAAGTTGGTGATTATAATTTAAACACTCCTCTCCAAGAAGATCAATTCTTTTATCCAAATCCTTCTGTGCCTTTGAATAAATATGGCGCTAGCTTATGTGATAAGGATGTTATTGATGTTGATTCGGAATTGATGGGTCTTAATGTAAAACAAACGAAATGTCCTTCTAAGAAATTTAAACCAAGCAATAAGCCATTTTGCAATCTTGTACACATGAAAGAAAATGATGAAATCTCTTCGGAAGAGACTCGCTTGAGTAACCCACCATGTACATTAAGAGGAACTGGATGGAATCGTTGGGAATGGCTTTGTGAAAACCCCCAAGACAAAGCTATCCAACCATTTGAAACGAATATCAATAATCGTTTAGTTGTAAAGGACAATCATCGTCCATGTATCCCAAACCCAATGAACAACACTTTAGCCCTTCCGCCTGAAAATAACTCATACCCTCTACCTGATTGGAAAACTTATCAAGATGCGAGCTTTCCTATTATCCATTGGAGATGTTGTGGAGAAATTGAAAAATTGTAAATATTTTTCTTCTTTTATTATAAAAATGGTCAAGTGCTCTAACGGAAACGCAAGCTGCAGATCCTTCAAAATTATTGGCTCTGGTATTGGTTTCAAAGGTGGTCGCTATGTAGCGGAAAACAGAAACATTGCTGCGCATCGTGCTGGTAGCAAGTTGTTTCAAAAAATTATGAAAGACCCTGAGTTCTCTAAGTACAAGAACAAGACTACTATCAAATTTATCTTGTCTGAAACTACTAAGGGTTCCCCAAAAAAAAATGTTGCCTATGAAGTTAAGCAAATGAAACTTGACAAACCTCTTGAATTCAAGAGAGGTGATGTTACTATTGTTGTCAAGTACAAATATGTAGTTAACAAACTTGTCAACCAATCTGATGCTGAAGTCATGAACATGTAAAGCTGAAGTCATGAACATGTAAAGCTTCTTCAAAACAACTTGTTCAGTGTAACATTACAATCATTTGCTTGTACAAAGCGATTTAGTTCTTTTCTTTTAACCCATTGAATTTTCTCAATCTCGCAAACATCCAATGGGTTTGTTTCTATGAACTCTTTCTTGACTTCGATGACAAAGAATAGTTTATTTCCTATAATAACACTTCCGTATTTAGTGTGTTGTAGGGTTCTTAAATCAATACCAGTTTCTTCAAAGAGCTCTCGTTTGGCACATTTGAAATATTCTTTTTTATAGAGTTCATTTCTTGTCATATGGCCTTTTGGAAACCCCCATTTCTGAGATTTATTTTGAAACACAATCAAAACATCCATCATGTTTTTATTGAACAATATCACACCACATTCAGATACTTTTTTCATTGCATTTTTTGAATTATTTGAATTTTCAAATGGTATCATACAAGAATGATGAGGATTAAATGTCATAAGTTCTTGTCCATACATTGTTCTATAATTCAGTCGGTCTTTTACTACAAAGGATTTACCCTTATTGTTTATAATTTGTGGAGAATAAGTTTAAATCAATTTTTTTATTTATTAATACATAGTAATAAGGCACAATGGAAGTGTATGTATTTTTTACATTAATGGGGTTGGGGTATATCGCATCCAAATCTAATTCTTCTCAAAATGCGTCCAGTTCAAATTCAAAAAAGCAAAAAAAACAACTTACCGATCATTATAATCAAAGAATTATTCAACAATCCAGAGATCTTGAACAAGAAAAGGTACAACATATGTATCAAAAAAGCAGAACGCCAATCACTTCCAAAGTTATATCAAGTGACTACAAAGATATTGTTGATTCAACCGCTGATTCAGCTCCCAAAGTGTATGAAAGTAAACTTTCTGGTACAAACATACCAGTTGAGGAATTCAAACACAACAACATGGAACCCTTTTTCGGAGGAACTAAGAAACAAAATGTTGATTTGAACAAAGGAAATGACTTCTTATTAGAAACTTACACTGGAACTGGTGAAATATTCCATGATCAAAAAATGGAAAATGTTTGCTTTGCGGATGTGAATGAAAGCAGTAGCTCATCTCCGTATATGAAAAAAGACTCCTACCAAGAAGAATATGATAGAATGGTTGCTAGTCGTACCAAAAATAACGAACTTCCTTTTGAAAAAGAATATGTTGCTCCAGGTTTGAATGATGGTTATACCAAAGAATCCAATCAATATGGTTTCCAACCAAATGATAGAGACTATGTGATGCCCAAAACAGTAGATGAACTTCGTCAAGGCAGCAACCCCAAACTTTCTTATCAAGGTAGAACTGTAATGGGTCAGAAAGGAGCTAAACGAGGATTCACTGGTAAAGTAGAAAAGAACCGCGCAACCACTTTCCACGAAAGAGACATGAGCAATCTCTTTAAAACTACTGGCGCATACACCAAAAATAAACACCGTCCTTGTACTATTGTCAAAGATACCAATCGTAAAAACAGTACCTCATATACGGGTAACATCTATCGAAATATTGGAAATGAACAAACTGGTAAACTCCAAGAATCTAAGAAACATATATTAGAAGAATTTGGTGCTCGCAATTTAGACAACTCCAAATGGTCCAAACCAGATTGGGATTTTGGTAAGAAAAATATTTTGGTATACTCGAATGAAAGAGATCTAACAACCACTAAGACTTATGAAGGTAATCTCCAAACACTTGTCAAGTCAGTGATCGCACCTCTTCAAGATGCGGTTAGAACCACTCCTAAACAATATACCACATTCCCCAAGCATGAACTCGGTAACTTACAAACTACAAATCCTGGCAAACAAACTATTTTTGACCCTACAGATGTTGCTAGAACTACCATTAAGGAAACATTTATTCATGATACTCGTACAGGTATTGTAACTGGTGAAAAGGCATCTGTAGTATATGACCCAGATCAAGTCATGAAAACAACTACCAAAGAAACCTTACCAAACTATGAGAATGTAATCAACATGCAAACAGATCTCAAGAAGGCAACCGTCTATGATCCAAATGATGTTGCTAGAACTACAATTAAGGAAACTACGGAAGACTCTAAGAGAGATGGTAACTTGGGTAATTTGGAAGGTGGTGGTGCTTATGAAACCACCACTTATGATGCTCCCAACACTCAAAAACAATTCTTGTCTGATCGTGAATACAAGGGTATTATTAATCAACAAAATAGAGATGGTTATTTAACAACCAATATGGTTGCAGAAGAAACAAATAAACAATTCATTTCAGATAATGACTACTATGGTCAAGCATTGTCGTCTGACAAAAAGCAAATGTCATATGAAGGAATCTATAATGCGGATGTAAATGAGACTAAAGAAACACTGTTGAAAGGCAGAGCACCAACGCAAACAAGCACGAAATTAGCATCTGGTTCAGATAATATGAATGTTCTTTTTAAGAAAACAGATTGTGAAGAAACGAATACACAAATGATTGAGAAGGTGTATGAAGCTCCTCTTTCTAAAGAAAGTATTCATACGACTCAAGAAAAATATGAAGTCATGGATAATCGTCTTGATCCCGATAATATTCTGAAGGCTTTCCATGAAAACCCCTACACAAAACCATTAAATGAAGCTGTTTAAGTAGTAACAACACTGTTAACTTTAGGAACAACAGCTAATAATACCAAATTTGCTTTAACATTAGACTCGTGTACTGTTGTTGCGATATCCATTCCTTTACTTTTTGAACCCCATTCTGTTTGATTACTCATAATTCTTCTTGTGTACTTTGTAGTATCGATACTTGCTTTGATATCATCGAGTTTTACTTTGCCTCTAATTTCATTTAATTTAGTTTGATCTGTTTCTAAAATGAAATACAACTCACATTCATAAGAAGGGTTATTTTTAAACAGAGTTGCTGTCAATGAATATGGTTTACTCGTGACTGTTTTCAACTCAACAAGAGAACACATATTTCGATTGCTAAATAAATTGACATATACAAGTTGATGTATTTTAGTATTTCCATCTTTAAATGTCAAGAACGCTTTGAAATCTGCTTTGTTATCTACATTCTTACAACATGCCTTACATAAATCTGCTTTGCTTACTTGTTTACCAATCGCAATATCCCATAACTTACTGGTACACTCTTCATTACCTGTAGTTTTTGCTGAATGGGTTCCTTGAAATTGTCCTTCTTTCATACGAATTACACCCTCTAATTCTGATTGAATATATTGGATTTTAGATTTATTTTTTTTTATTGTCATCAAATCATTTTTTGATAACTTATCATCCTCTGCGGTGTATGAAGCATCTTGAAAATAGATCGAATGTTCACTATTTATTACTCCATCTTTTCCAAAATCAACAGTTTCACTATCTTCAAATTGAATATCCTTTTGAAATAGAGCTTTCCCATTTATGTCGATTTGATTTGCTTTGAGATGAAAAGGTGAATCGAATTGGAGATCATGATCATCTTCATTTAAAGGTGTTAATCCATTTGTCTCATACAATGAAGCTGTGATAATTGAATCTTCTGTAAATGATTCTACTGACTTGTATTTACATAAATACATTATTATACAAATAATCACAATAAGAAGCACTATCAATATCACTTCCATTTAATATCTTATTCGATAATTAATTTGATAGACTTAATCCCTAGATCTTTGGGATATGCTATTATATTTCCATCAAATTCATCGTTAAACATGATCTTTACTAAACCAGTTCTATTATCTGTATCTCCAGTCATTTTTTCAACATTAAAAAACAACAATTTACAAGTTTGTAGATTGCTTGATTTTTGTAGGCTTAATTGAACAAAATCATCTTGTGTATTTTCATTCATTAGTTTGTACAATATTTCTCCTTTCGCTTCTAGTTGTAAAACATATGGGTCTTTGTTGTCCGACTTTATTAATTGAACCATACAATTTGTCTCATCAGTATCTGGACTACAACAACAATTACAAACTGGTGCATCTTCAATATCTTTACTTCGCAATCGTCTCCAAATCTTATTCGCACACATTTGATGGTCTTTATTCAAATCAAAATAATTACACTCTTCGTTGGCCTCTGCTTTTTTCTCCAACCCAATCTTTTTTAATTCATCCATATCATCTTGTTCTAATGCATAATCATCATCCGTAAATGCTGTATTCAATTGTTTCATATAATTCATTGTATCTTTGTATGATGTCATGGACAATTGATTACTTGTTCCTCCTTGCCCAAACATCAAACTATTTTTATGTAAATAGATGTCATTGTTGAAATATACTGGTTCTTGGAAAGATACATTCTTATTCTTAAATACCACCTCATCATTGAAAATAAGATTGCCATTTAAATTCATATTGTAACCAGTAAGGTTGTTGTAGTTATTATCATTTTTCCATATGGTCGGCCCTTTTATGGCATCATTTTGTTGATTTTGGGTAGGTACGACATCCTTGGCTTCTACTTCTACTTTTGCCGCTAATTCTTGTTGTAATTGTTCGGCTGCTGCTTCGGCTGCTGCTTCGGCTGCTGCTTCGGCTGCTGCTCGTTCTACTATAGCAGCATTTGCTGCTTCCATTTGACTTTGAATTTGCTCTCTCATTCTACTTATAAAACCAAAATGTTCAATCGTTTGTTTCTTTCTTCCACGACTTAAAAACCATATTGTTGTAAGTAAGATAGTAAAAATACTGATAATACCAATAATCACATAAAACATCTTATTACTTATGTGTTAGAAAAAGAAAGAGTGTGTAATCGAGTATAATCAATTACCAAACTTAGAGTACCTTTTTAGCCAATGATTAACTTATTATTCGTGGCATCAAAAGTAGCGAATGGAGTTTCATTAATGGTCAACGTACCACTTACCTCTGCTCTGTTCATTTGGACATCATCTAAAAATTGAGCTTTGTTTGTTTTATCTGGCTTAATTTCATCCACTTTAAAAACAGTCCTGTCTGGAATTTCACATTGACAACTTGTTGTTGTTTTGTATATGGGTTCTTGTTCATCAATTTCCACTTCTTCGTCTTCTTGTTCTTCTAGGTCTAGCAACTTTTTTGAAAATCGAGCTTGTTCATTAAAACATTCCTTCAACTCTTTTTTGTGAAGTTGAGTAATCATTATGAGCAACAATAGTACACAACACATAATTGCTAGAAGGATCATAACTTCCATATTAATCGTCCTCGTTAGTATATTTATAACTAATATACATTTAAAATTATGCTCTGATTATTTGCCATTCCATAATAGGATTTGATGTTAACTGAAGTTTATGGAGTCTCTGTCTACTTCCAATAAATCCAAAACCAAACCCACCGCCTGGTAGACGCAACTCTTGAATTGATAACCATCCCAAAAAGTTATCTCTTTGATCGATGACTTTTATGAGACCCCTATTATTTATTCCAGGTATTGTGTACATTTCTATATAAACATGATTTCTTGGATCCCTTATATTCTTTAATACCTGTTCATCAAAACCCCATCTTCGATTATCATCATTATTCTGAACAATAAAAAATCCTGTTCTATGTTGTAGGAACTTGAAAGATTTTGGATTTTCAAGTAACTGTAAGGTTTGATCTCGATCATCATTAATGAATCGTCTACTTTGAGGGTCTCTTATTCTCCATGATTTATTCCTCAAGAAAAAATCTTTTGAAATAGCTCGATAACACATCCCATTAAAGGTAATGCCGTCACAAGCGGAATCACAAATACTAGTATTTGGACACTTGTATTTGTAAGTATCTACAATATTTTCAAAATCCTCGCAAAATGGTCTATGATCTTCTATGGGTGTAAATTTTCGTACTTGTTGATAATCAAATTCCAGTTTACATGATGTCAATGGATTCGTACATTCTTTTTCTTGTATACCTTGAAGCAATCGATCTTTACTTGCATTTTCTAGTTCTCCATATCGATAGGTATCTGAGTACACCATTTCACATTCTTCTGGTTCTTGATCATATTGATCATCATCTTCAACTTGATCATCATCTTCAAGTACTTCATCATATATTGTCTTGTAAACTTCTGTCTCTCTAACAAATTTTTTTTCTGTACCAGGAGGCTTCTTTTTCATCTTTTTTTCCGATTTTGATTGTACCTGGCTTGTTCTAGAATCTGGAGTTATGGGAGGACATTCTGGTATCATTGATTCATCAAACTGTAACAATTTCTTTGAAAAATCTGATAATCCTAATTGTTGATAAAAAGACTCCTTCAACTCTTTTTTATGAAGTTGCGTAACCATGGCGATCAAAATTAACACAGAACACATAATAAGTAATATATATCCTATATGAATCATGTTTTCCATAATCATTAACATAATACCAACAAAATAAAAAAAAGTGCATACATTTTAAACAAACAAAAATTCCCAAACCGCATTTGGTTGAGTTGTTAGTTTTAATCCATTTCCATCACCATCTAACCATTGATTCATAATATCACTATTTTTTGCTTGTAGTAAGTATTTGTTGTTTTGGTCATTAACATAAATGTCAAAACTGGTGACATCTTTATCTACTTTCCATGTATCATCACTTTTTCTTGTAAGAAAATTTCCGTAATGTTCGAACCTAAAATAATCATTTTTAAATTCAAGTTTAAATGTTTTTCTTCTACCAAGCATTTTTACGGTTCCGTCTTTATCATCATTGATATAAGTTTCTGATCCATTTTTTTTTATTTGTATTTTTTTATTAATAATTCTATTCCATTGAGTTCCATCATTCCATTTTATTTTGTTATAACAATTCTCATTGAAATACTTCTTATCTTGTCCCTTACAACCACTCCAACAATGTTGTGTATCTGGACATGTATGAGTTGAATCTTCTAGATTTGTACTAATGTCTTCAAAATCACAATCCGATTCATTTTTGTTTTCAAAACGGATCACTTGATAGTATTTTTTTTGTGTTCCACATGAGTTCCATATATCCGTACAAACACTTGCATTGATTGTATCTTCAACTTGATTAGATGTAGTAAAATCACTACCATTATAGGTATATGTTGTAGTAATTTCAATATCATCCTTAGTACACACATTCGATGGTGCTTCTTCATCATCTACACTCTCCGATTGAGTTGTCTCTTCATCTGGTGGTTTACTTGCCCAAGTCCTCAAGATCGGCATAGTATGAGCTTTTGAAACACAAAGCTGGTCATCATCCAAAGCAATATTTTTAGCTTTCACTTCTGGTCCACTAGTTTGTAAACCATCTTTAGAGATACATGCACTCATGAGTACTTTTGCCTGATCAATATAATTAGACGCAAGATACATGTATTCTACATCATCTTTTAACAGACAATTAGTGTCATTGGAATCAAAGAAACATAACCTGTCTTTCATTTTAAAATCGTTGTTGACAAGATGAGTTCGTCCATTCACGAAGGCATACTCTTTAACCGCTAAAGTGTCAACATCTTCATCAATTAATAAAGGCTTATCGAATATCGTATTTTTGTTAATATCAACCCCTATGTTACTTAAACCAATATTCAGATTGGATCCTTCTTTAGTTATTAAAGCATCCCCAATTTTTAAACTGTCAACATTTATTTCCTTAAATGCAGCATTTGACATTGTTATATGTGGGTTTTGAGGAGTATATTTTGAAAATACATCTACTTCCTCTATGGATGGTACCGGTGGGAGTGCTCTTGATGGTATTTGGGATCTAAAATATCGGGGGATACTTATGGTTGGTAATGAAAACGGGCTTCTTCTTGGGTTACCCCAATGCTCAATTAATGGCTTTTTGTTAAATGATAACATTGTTATGATTACAATACATAACAGTAATAGTAAGTACACAATAAATATATTCATATTGTACACTATATTCTCCTTAACTATGTGTTAGAAAAAACCGAAAATAAAAATCAAGTAACAATAAAATTATGGACATACAGCTCAAAAATGAATATTTGACTAACTTCAAGGTGAAAACTGTTCCATTATTTAAACAAGGATTTCGATCTCTATATGATACTACTTTAAAAAATACTAAAAACAGAAAGAACTTATTGAAAGAATTTCAAGCTACACTTACAAACATTCCTCAATGGAACAGTGTCATTGTTGATAATGAATACGATCGATTTGTAAAAGGTAGTCATTGCGATTGGATGGGAAATCTCATATTAGCTGTGTTTAAAGCGACTACAAAAGAATTGCTTATCTTTAAGAATTGCGATGAAGATGTGGATGTCGTTGTACCATCTGCGAAAATATTCATTCATTCTTGTTATATTGAAATAGCTCGTGTTTTATGGAGAAAACCACAATTGATGTACCACAAATACACTGGAACAAAAGCTTCTATGAACGAAGATGATCTCGACCAAGCAATCAAGAATTCGATTGATATTACATTAAATAAATATCTACCTTTTGAAAAAATCATATCCAAGTTTGTGAATTCAGATAGTGACAAATCTTCACAAAACAACACACCATTAAATACCCCAAGAGATTACGAAAAATCGAATGAAGACATTCTATTGACCTCCAATACAGAAGATACAAATGATACAAATGATGCAAATGATGCAAATGATACCCATGATGAGGACGAAACACAAAGTCTCGTCGAAAATACGATCGAATCATCACATACCTCTCTTGAACAAGAACCAAAAACCACTAATGATATAAAATACATTGATATCGATAAAAAGAACAACTATGTGTCACAATCTCGTATTACTCATCAACCCAAAAAAGAATCAGACATAGAGGTCCATTCTAATGTGAAACAAATTGAACTGGACGGAGGAGATCCTGATTGTTGTAGCAGTGTCGATGAAATAAGCGACGATGATGATGAAGATCCTAATGATGAAAATGATGAAGATAATGAATCTCGCAATGATGGAGAAATTGTTGATGTCGAGAACCACATAGAAGGCGTAATGGATGAAGATTTTCATGAACAAATTCTTCAAACCACCATTGGTAATGAAATAGAAGAAGAGGATCCAGATAACTATACAGACATATACAATAAAACTAACCTTGAAAATACAAATGATATAATAGAGACTCCTTTCCCACAATCAATTCCAATGGACCAACCAATGGTGCAATCTATGGACCAACCAATGGTTCAATATGTGGATCAGCCAATGAACCAACCAATGGTTCAATATGTGGATCAGCCAATGAACCAACCAATGGTTCAATCTATGGACCAACCAATGGTCCAACCAATGGACCAACCAATGGTCCAACCAATGGTCCAACCAATGGTTCAATCTATGGACCAACCAATGGTTCAATATGTGGATCAGCCAATGGTGCAACAAAGGGAGTTATTCACATCCCCACAAGCATCACCAAGGGAAACTATTTATTCAACAGAACCTACATCTACAATTAAAGAAACCATACAAACTCAAGACAGTCACTGGATTAATGATGAAGTCAATCGTTCAATTAAAGAGATCAATTTAAGAACAAAAGAGCATAAAAACAAGGAAAAAATTAAAAAACATTTAGGACTAGATATTGATAGCAGTACATTGAAACAAAACTACAAACAAATACGAAATCAACTCTTATTGGAAAATAGTAAGCGATGGGGATAATACTCCATCATTAAAATGTATTGTACAAACAAAAATAATAATGCCTACTCTTATGAATGTACTAATATCATTAATTGTTAGTTTGGTGATCACTATGGTGTATATTGGCTGTTCAGAAAAGAATGATACTGATAGAAGAACAAAGTTATTTGCAATTGCAATCACAAGCTTCGTACTTTCTTTTATTGCTCAAGCTTTATTATTTGGAGCAGAAACATACAGTTTTGAAGGAGGAGCTGATCGTGAGTTAGGTACTATGCTTCAGAATATTGATGTAGATAATGAGGTCCCTTTTTAAAGAACTTGAATCTTTTTATTAACTCTATCTATTGAAAAATCATTTAGGAGTACAAAAATACTTTGATTATATATATCATAGGATAAAATGAAACTCGAATTAAAAAAATTTAATATATCCACAATCACTGATGATAAAGTAGTTGTTATGATTGGAAAACGCAATACGGGTAAATCATTTCTTATTAAAGATTTATTGTATCATCATTCTAATCTTCCAATCGGTACTGTAATTAGTGGTACGGAATCTGCAAATCATTTTTATGGTGATATGGTTCCCAAAATGTTTATTCATGATGAATATACAGCACCTCTTGTACAAAATGTTGTCAAACGACAACAAATCATATTAAAGAACATCAACAAAGAAATGAATCTCTATGGGAAAACGAACATCGACCCCAGAGCATTCATCATTCTTGATGATTGTTTATATGATTCAACCTGGACAAAAGACAAAAATGTGAGAGCTTTGTTTATGAATGGTCGTCACTTGAAAATGTTTTTTGTAATAGCGATGCAATACCCATTAGGTATTCCACCAAACCTTAGAACCAATATCGATTTCATCTTTATATTGAGAGAAAACATTGTAGCCAATCGAAAACGAATCTATGACAACTATGCCGGAATGTTTCCAACTTTTGAAATATTTTGTCAAGTCATGGACCAATGCACCGAAAACTTCGAATGCCTTGTTATTGATAATACCACAAAAAGTAACAAATTAGAAGATACTGTATTCTGGTACAAAGCAAATCCAGCTCCAGAATTCAGGGTTTGTAATGATGAATATTGGATCATGAATAATTCCATGACTGAAGAAGATGACGCAGAATACGAAGAAACTTTTGATCCTTCACAAATAAAAAAGAACAAACATATCATTAATGTAAAGAAAATGTCATTAAATTAATTTAATAACTTAGGTAAAGTTTAGTTAGTATAATTACCTTACAGGAAACCCAGCGCTTCGCGTGTCCGGCTTTTGATCAAACATCACAGATGTTGTATTTTTTATGTCATTATTCATCAAGAAGTCATCATAGTATGTTCTTGGAATGAATTTGTATTTCACTTGAGTTTTTTTCCTAAGTTTATCATACTTTTCTTCATAAATTCCATGTACTATCATAAACATCCCAATAAATAGAAACAAAAAAATTATTGTTTTCATTTATTCTATTTTAACATTTAAAAAGTGTACGCTTATACATTACTTACGCATCTGTAATTTCATCTGTAATTGTCATCTTACGCATACTCCATGTATCGGACTCTTCCATAACCTTTTTAATATCATCTTCAGGAGTTTCTAATTCATTAACACCTTCGGGTTCTTCCACAATAGATGATGTTGCTTTCTGTTTTTCTGTAGCACGATCAATTAACTCCTGTTTTCTTTCGTTGTAGAATTGCTCTTTGTCTTCCTTATTCTTCATGTACTCTTTCATAAGAGTGTTCAATTGTGTTTCAGTATATTCGGCACTCTCGATCTCATTTGGATTTGCTGCCCAAGGGCACCAACAACCGACTTGACCAATATAAATGTTATGTTTGTTGTTATCTTTACGCTTTAGGACTTCTGCTCGAATCTTCGCTTCTTCCAATGATTCATAAGTTCCACGAATCTTGACCCCGCGAATATTTGTTTGATATTTGTTTTCTTTTGAATACAATTCACTAATGTCCAGTTCGTTATCTTTCTTGAAAGTAGAATAGTCATCGATGATCGTGTTTTCATCAAAATAAATGTCATATTGTTCTTGGATTGAACGAATCTCATCTGATTTGTCTGGAAATAAAACTGCTAAACCATCAATCAGTTCTTTGTTACGAGTTGTATATTTTTTCATATATTCTTTGATAAAATATGCCTCTTTAGAACGAATTACATCTTCTGGTGAAATGAAAGACATACATACATAGTTTTGTCCACGAATAGAATCATCTTGGTCAAGAAAATCTTGAACAGATACAGGAGTCTCCTCAATTTGTTCTCTTGAAGTCATCAATATTAAAAAAAATGTAGGCAAGTCTTTAATATGTTTTTTATTTGAAAAAATAATTTCTCTCATTATAAATAAAACAAACTTAATGGAATCCTTTGATCTTATGGAAATCGTTGTACGCATCTTAAAATATTTCTTCGAAGGTCTTGTTGTAGCGACCGCTGCTTTCTTCTTCCCAGGCAAGAAGCCTAAGGTAGAGGAAGTAGTATTCATTGGTTTCGTAGCCGCTGCTACCTTCTCTCTTCTCGATCTCTTCGCACCTTCTATTGGTGTATCTGCTCGCCAAGGTGCTGGCTTCGGTATGGGTGCCAACCTCGTAAACTTCCCCGCTAACTAAATAGCTTTTAATAATCGAGTGACCTACGAATACCCTTCTTTTTACACAAGTATCTTAACAACTTATTTTGATAACTCATGATACGAAACAAATCATGATTGATTGATTTCTCTTTTTGAAAGTCCACCTTTTCTCGAAGATATACTTCTAACCTATTCAATTCCTCTATTTGTTTGTAAATCTCTTCATCATATTCATTTTCATTATGAATGATCATCAAATAAATCTCATTGTGCTGTACTTTATATTGGACCACTTCCTTCATCAAAAACTTTAGTGGATTTATCATTTTCATTAAGATTGAAATTGTAATTTAAATGTCTTGTAAATACATAATAAAGTTAAAGTAATAAATCAATTTTTGACAAATGTTCTTTGATAACTTCAATGGACCTTCTGAACAACAAGAATAATGCCCATTTGTTGAAGAATGTTTCGGATGATTCCATTCAAATGATCACAAAAAAAGAATTAAATAAAATGGGTGGTGTACAAAATCTAGGGTCTAGATGGTTGTGATATACTTCTAAAGATTTATTAGAAAGAGTCAAGCAGGAGTTATCGATTATGAATGATTTCTCTTAATCTTCAGTTTAATCTATATATAGTAATAATAGATGAAATTACATATTGCAAAAGATATTTTTGCTGTGGTGTCAGCATCTGTGGCATTGGGATTTTTAACGATTCCATGTGTTGCACAACACAATTTTCAGACATTTTTTAAGATGTGTATACTTATCATTCTATTGGTCGATGGTACATTTCTCATACACCATTATCTGACAGGGTCCACCGCCTATAGTACCGATTTAGGGTTTAATCAAGCAACATATTTGTTCTTATTAATACTTGTGTATCCACTCTATGTGTGCTTACTGTTCCTTTTCAAGTGTATTTATCTTTCCTAATAAATTAGTGCCATTCAGTTCTCTCAATCTTCTTGTTGATTATCATCAATTTCCTTTTGCTTCTTTATTTTGTCTACTTGTTTTCGAACATTTCGATAATACATCCAATTGAATGTACAATAGTAAAAGGTAAAGTATACAATACTATGACTGACTAGTTCCACACCATTCAATTTGGATGTGGTGATTGTTCTTGGTTTTGTCGAATACACTCGAAGAGGAGTTGCTTTCATTTTTTTAGGTATGTAACAACCAAGATGTTGATGTTTTGAGATAACTGGTTTAATTATAAGATTCATTTATGAGTATATATGATAAAATATGACAGAAAAATCAACACAAATTGTACAAAACACTAAATCAATTAAAGAAACCCAAAAACAAATCGACAAACAATCCAAATGGTTGTTGAAAACCTCCGAGTTGTCTCTTCAAACATGGAATTTGTTATTAGAAGTCATTGATGCTTTTGGAAATGCGGCAAAGATCGAAGAGAATAAGAAGAATGAATTCCAGAATGAATTCCAGAACGAATTACGGAAATCATTACACGATCTTGAAGGTAAAATGAAGAAGCTTAGTAAATTACAAATACTTCTACAAAATATGTGTGATGAAAAAAGTCCTGTCAAAAGAAGTCCTCTTAAGAAAAGCCCATCGAAATCCAAATCTCATGCTTCTGTACTTCCACCACCACCTCCTCCACCACTACCCAAAACAAAAACAACAACTTCTTCAACAAAGAGTATCGATTTCAAAGAACTATTGAAGAAACAAAAAGAATGGGCAAAACGGAGAACAAAGTTCTTGAATAACCAAAATGCCTTACATAGCAATCTATCTCCATCCAAAAAGTCACCCAAATCTCCTTAGTAAAAATGTACTTAGACTATAAGTATACAAGAATACATAACGATATAAAAATGAAATTCTTCTTGTGTTTGAATAATTGTCCTCTTACTACTCCTTATGGGAATATTGTTAAAATGGGTGAACAAATCATTCGTGGTGGTAAGACCATAGCAATACATGGTGGTTTTGCGTTGATGATGCGAGCCAAGTGTAAGAGAGGTACCTTCTTGGTACAACACTTAAAAAATATTTCATAAAAATAAACTTAAATTATGGTGTGTCCCATATGTACTGGTATTGGGGTGAATGCGATTGTGTCTGGAGGCGCTGCGATTGCTACAACGATTGGTGGGATTGTTGCTTCGAAACAAGTGAAATCACCACCTCCATCAAAGAACAAGAAAAAGAGTAAGCGGGATTCGAAGTAAAATATTGTGATAGATTAAAAATGTTGAGGAACTGGACAACAGTGTATGGGTTGGTTCTTATATACTTTATTTTACTTATACTATTGCTTTTCTTTAAAACAAACAAACCAAAATATAACGCTTATGTAATTTGTTCTAATAAATATTTGTACAGAAAGTCACATACTCTTGCGGTTCTTCGACAATTAGACATGTTCAATGTAAATGAAGTTGATGCTGTTTATCCTACAACTAAAGGAGATTGTAAGTTAAGTATGGGACAATACGGTTGTATACTATCTCACCGAACATTATGGAAATCTATCATAGATCGTAAGGGTAATGAAGATGAATGGTTTTTCATATTTGAAGATGATATAGATTTACCAGCTAATTACAAACCACAACAGATTAAAGATCTTATACTTAAAGAATTAGACAGAGCAAAGAAAGAAAAAGCAGACATTATTTATTTGGGTCATTGTAACAGAAATAGGTGTACACACGCATATGTGATAAAATTTAAAGCGATTAAGACATTGTTACAGTTAACATCGGAAAACTGTAAATTGCCTTCTACTAAACCAATTGATGTACAAATGAAAGAAGTAATAGTTGATAAAAAGAAAATGACTGCTCTATATTCTCAACATTTAAAACGAAAAAGTAACTGCAAAGATGATGGTATTATACACCAAATGTGTGGAAGTACAATAGGATATTTCAAAAATAAATATAATTAATATATAAAATGGAATTTTCTATATGGTTCACCCTTATATTTTTACTTGTTCTCATAGAAATTTACAAAATAATTTTATCAGATACTCTCGTTACAATAAAATCAAAAAGAAATGATAAAATGTTTATTAAAAAAATGAAAAAAAGTCCGATCATATTTATTCATATACCTAAAAATGCTGGTACATTTGTTCGTAAAACAATAAAAGGTGAAAACGAAAATGGACAGGATTATTATGGTGGTGGAGATCATATGTCATTAAGTCAATTAAGTAAACAATTTCCTGATGTATACAAGAAACATATTTTTTTTGCAGTTTCGCGAAATCCATATGATAGATTAGTATCAAATTATGAGTTTGCGGTTCACAAAAGTTCTGATGATATGCAACAAAAACAAGTACTTGGGATTTTTAAACAGAACAATATAAAGTCGTTTGAAGATTTCGTTAACTATTTATATAATAATTTTCAAAAAGAAAATGAAAATACATTTATGAAACTGAAAGTTATTCACTGGTTTCCACAAACATATTTCATTACAATAAATGATAAAATTCCAGATAAATTGAAAATAATAAATATTGATAACATTACTCATGAATTGTATCAAATTATTCAAACATTCGGATTAAATTGTTCTATTCACACTAATAAAGCAAATGTAGTTAATCACAAGCATTTTACAAGTTATTATAAAAACAATTCAATCAAAGATAAAGTATACGAGATATATAAGAAAGATTTTCAGATGTTAAATTTTGATCGACATATCTAATGTACATACATGAATATACATAATATATATACATAATATATATACATATATAATATATGAGTAATATGCTATATTTGATATTTTTCATGTTGTTTATTCTATTAAGTTGTATTGGTTATGCTTCGCAAATATATACAATACCAAAAATTGTTGTACAGACTTACAAATCATATGATATTTTACCAGAATGTGTAAAATCAGTAATTGAAGAAAATAAAAAAAACAATCCAGACTACACTTTCGTGTTCTTTGATGACTCACAACTTGAAAATTACATTAAAACCCATTCAAATAAAAAAACATACGAAGCGTTCAAATTGATCAATTCAAATTGTGGTGCTTGTAAAGCAGACTTTTTTAGATATGTGATTATATATAATCAAGGGGGGATATATGCGGATGTTAAAACGAGATTTAAAACGAATCTAACTGAATGGATACATAAAGACAATACATTGAGATTGAGTTTATGGCCTTGGAGTAAACACAAACATCTGGATAAATGGTTTACATCGACTAAACCAAAAAGCGATAGAAGAGAAATAAATCAAGCATTTATGGTTTTCCCAAAGAAGCATCCATTATTAAAAAAGGTAATCGATAATATGGTTAATAGAATATACGATGTACATAAATTCGGGAAAAAAGGGATCACCCTTGACGTCACTGGTCCGTGGGTATATACTAAAAGCATTGCGCCGTTTTTGGATAGATATAACATTGAACTTATGGAATCGGGTGGAAATTTGTACAACGGAAATGTTCAATATGATGGCACAAAAGGTTGTTACCATAAAAATGAACAGACAAGACAAGAAAGGTATACAAAAATAAAGAAAGTTATAATTTAATTTAATTAAATTGCAAAACGATGAAAAAAAAATTCGATTGATATTCAAAATTCTACTTAATTAACTTGAAATCTTTAGCATAAAGACTCTCAATTATTTTTACACTCTGTTCATCGAGATCATTTTTATTTAACCCTGAAAAAGAAGTATCATTTTTCTTTGAAGTATTGATATCTTTTAAACCTAAATGATATTTGGAATTTAAACTATGAATATTTGCATTAAGGTTTTTGAAATCCAAAATTTCATCACAAAATCTGTTTCCATCTGTATCATAAATATATTCATACTGAGGAAGTAGATGACAATCTTGTGCGAATTTATCCTCTTCAAATTTCTTTGGTAAAGAGTGAATATACTTGTTTAAGTTGTCTTTTGTCACAATATTCTTATTATGTCTGTTTATGTATTTAAACTCGCTTATGATTCGTTCATACGGATCTCTGAATATACAGAAACTTTTTGAGTTTTTAAAATACTTCTTGCCATCATCTTTAAAATAACGAGGTGGAACATGCCAATGACTACATCTATTGTTTGGTTTCTTTTTTTTGGTGAAGTCGTTATAAATACCCCATTTATAACCATTTTTTTTACCGAGTTCTTCAATGAATGTACCAGCATTTTTTGGAATATGTATGAAGGTCATTTCATATCTTTTTCCAAAAATACAACTAACGATGATGATAATAGCAAAAAGTACAAATATAGTAAATGATGTGTACATTTAATTAATAATACAAAATTATATTGCTCTTTATATATGTTAAATACATATTTCTCTTCATTATTTTGTTATGATGACTATTTATTTCTTCTTAAAGTTAAAATCATATGAATTTCGATAAGTTTGTTTATGTAATGTTTTTTATTACTGTATATTTCGTCTTATTGTTCTTCATTAAAAAATCGATAAAGAAACAAAAACCTATCAAAAAAATATTTATTTATTGGGAACAAGGTTGGAATGAAGCACCAACTATATGTAAATATTGTTTACAATCATGGAAGTTATATAATGCGGATTGGAAAATTATTGAATTAGATAAAAACAATCTTTTTGAATACTTAGACATTTCCTACGAAAAACAATTTCAAAATATACAACCGGTCCAAATGAGGTCCGATATTCTACGCATAAACTTATTGAAAAAGTATGGAGGTGTATGGGTAGATGCTACAACTTTTTGTACGATTCCTCTCAACAGTTGGATATTAAAACAAAAAACATTTTTTGCATTATCTTCGCCAGGTAAAGATAGAATGATTTCTAATTGGTTTATGACAAATGTTTACAAAAAAAGTTATATTACAAACAGATTGTGCGATGATGTAAATTCTTATTGGGAAACTATGATATATAAAAATCAGTACAAATCAAACCAATACTTTCAATTTCATTACATATTTAATAAATTATACAAAAAAGATTATAAATTCAGAAGTGAGTGGGATAATGTAAATAAAATTGAGGCGAGTCAAGGACACTATATTATAGAAAATTCAAATCAATTTAAAAATGTTCCACCTCATGTGAAAAAACACATTGATTTATTTAAGAGTCCTTTATATAAAATAAAGCACTATAATTCTCATCGTGTAGAGAATCTAACATCAAATAATAATTATACATATTTAGTAAAAAAGCATTTGGTTGTTCCAAAAATTAAAGGACTGATACATAATAAATACTTAATAGTTGGATCAGCACCATACATCAAAGTTTGGGTTGAAAAACATTTACAATGGTTTGTTGATAATGAATATAAAATTATACCCTTCAATAATGCTTGGAGCGCTATTCCTATGGAAAATATATATGAATGGCATAAACCAAATGATTCAAATAAACACGGGACCTTGATACCATCAAAAGAGATCCATGAAAAAATGAAGATAATAACGCATATTCAAAATTTGCATAATTTCAAACATTTAGTTCATAATAAGCATAAAAATAGCTCAACAATGTTGTTTAATGTTCTATATTATCTCTTAACAAACAACATTGATCAATTTACGGCAACTATTATTGGTTGCGACATGATATATAAAAAAAATGGTGATACTTTCTATTCGCATCTTCCGATAAGCAAAGCTTCGAACGATCCAATAAATAAATTCACCGATAAAGAACTTTCAAATGAGTTGAAAAATATAGAACGCTTATATAAAAAGCATTCTTGTATTATAAACAACGCATCTGAAAGTAAAGAGACCAGATTGCCTTATGATAGATTTTCTGCTTATAAAGATTCATTTTAATATGTGTAATTGAATAATTCAAAATCTTTCTTGTAAATTTGATAAACTTTGTTTTTTATATTGACATCATCATAATATTTTGAATAGTTGTCGTGTTTTGAAGTGTTTACTTTGGGTATATTTTCAACTGGAAGTCCTTCTTTTTCATATAGCTTGATAATGTCTCGTTCAAGCGTTTCATTTTCTAAAATACAATCTACCAATATCCTATCATTTTTATCACATACAAATGTGTATTGTGGTCTAAAGTGAGTATCGTGTATAAATAGATGTAAATCCTTAACGAAGTCAGAAAATGCCTTATATTTTAAAAGTTTTTTTTGCCTTTGCAAATCACCAGCATTATTTGGTTCTCCGCCGTTTTTCAAGTAATGAAATGCCGACACAACTCTGTCGTAAGGATTTCTTGTAACCGCAAAAGAATATTTGTAATCTGATTTATGATTTTTAATTTGTGTAATAGGTTTATGTTTAAAATACTTACATCTCTTAAAAAATTGCGTTTTTTTAATCGAGTTACCTCCAGTTTTCGGAACATGAATGAATAATATGGGTAATTGTTTTCTTGATACACGATACGATAAATATCCAATCATTAAAGTAAACCATAACATTATCAACATTAATGTGTTTGTACTCGACAACATCATTGTTATTATATACTAAAACAACACAAAATATTCTTAACACTCAAATCATATTTAAGTTTTCTGTGTTGAAATACATTTTAGAATAAAACGAAAACAACAAGTTTAACTAAAACATACATTGTTTCCAAAACAAGGCTGTTTTAGCTTCTGATAAATGATGATCATTTTCATTCTCATGCAAATATTTCTTATCTACAAGCTTTGTGTTTTGGTCTATTGTTTCTTGAACAATATCTATGTATTTGTACCCTCTCTTTTTCGTTTCATTTTTCAATATGTCATTATATTGTAATGTCAAATCAGTTCTGTCTCTAATGTTTGCTTTAACTTCCTTTCGTAGATTAGCCACTTCGTTTGATCCATTTCTATGATCAAACAGTGTCGGTAAATTCGCACCAATCACTGTGATTTGTTCAGCATCATACTTCGTTCTTACTTCATTATCAATGAATTCAAACAATTTGGTCACAGAGTTGTCCAACTGCTCCTCGATTGAAGTCTTATACTTCTCTTTACGATACCAGATTACAAAGCCACAATCCACTTCACCTAACATCACCATCACTCCATCGTGTTTTTTCTCAGAAGCTAACTTATCCTTGAATTTAGCCAAAGCATTCGTTTTGGAGTTTGGGTTACAAGCTCCTTGAGCGGTTGCTCCACCAACTGTAACCACACTAAATTCGACATCAGACATTAAGCGTTTCTTATTGATATGGTTGAATACGCTCGTATGACTATCGCCTAAAACAAGGATGGATTTCTTCTTTGATTTCTTGACAAACTGGTGGAGAACACTGATACTCACCAAGATAAAAAGATAAATAAAAAGAATGACAACCAACTCCATTTTTAATGTGTATAAACATTTTTAACCCACTTAATCATTTAACACATACATTCATTTATATATATTATAAGATGGAAATCGAATCATTCATTCATGATTTACCAATTGACATACAACACTACATTTATGAAAAAGTGCTTGAAGTCCGCAAACCCAAAAAGGTTCTTTCCATTGAGTTAAAACAAGACATTGAATCCTATTGTTTATTCCCTCATATTGTTGATAAATATAGAATTATGTTTCATGGTATGCATCATCTAGACTGGGTGGAAAATGCGATCATCAACATCATGAATGATCACCATACGATTGGAATGGGTGGTCTATTCACCAATATCCACCAAGACCTTAGAAACGCATTCCCAAAGTATACAGATGAAGAAATCAGAACCACTCTACTGGAAGAATCACATCTTCAGCGATTGTGGAGGTATATGCCACCAAAGAAACGAATCGACTTGTATCTAGAGAGTTGTGATAATATCTTCTAACCCGTTCACTTCCACAAAAGAATGGGGCATTGCGATCTCCACCATCTTCTCCAAATACTCCTCTTTGACATAACAAACTATCTTTTCACATCCTATTTTTTCCATATGTTCAAACACATGAACAAACGAATTCAATCTCCCAAGAACACCATTGAATTCCCTTGGTCTTGGTCGTTTTCGAGTAGGATACTTAATCGACCACTCATGTTGCATGGCCACGGATATGCAGTCCCAACATTCTGAGGTCAAGATCAGTACAAACTCCCATGGACCTCTTCCTCGAGTTGCCTTCGCTCCTCCTTGGATCACACCATTGTGTTGCTTCAATCTTCGCGTTAAATTAACAGTGTATCCATTGTATGTACGATCATTCGCATTCCCAATCACATAACAGTAATACACCATTAACTTTGATTAAAAGAAATCTTTTAAGCCTAAATTGTGTTACATTTTTTATTCATAGTTTATAAAAGAAATGGTGGATTCTGTTGTTTCTAGAAACTATTGTAAAGATGTCTTACCAATCCCACAGTTTTTAGGAACTTGTTGGTTCAATGCTTTACTCATGTCTTTATTTTATAGCGAGTTGACTCGTAACTTCTTCATCCAAGAACTCCCAAACATTCGAAAGAAGCTTAAGAAAAAAACAAAAGTAATTGAAATCTTAGAAGACTTGTTGTTCAATAATTACCGAGTAAATGAAAAAAACAATACCCATTTTTATGATGCTTTTCGACCTGAAAATATACTAAGGGAGTTAAATAATGCTGATGGTAAACTATTTTATGCGAAAGAAAGTATTATTAAGAGAGGCTTTAATGGACCAACTTATATCGACCAAGTGTTTCGATTTCTTAATGTGAAAGATAGAGTCTTGTACTTGAATGCAAACAGTATGGGTAAATATGCGGTGTCTGTTAAAAACTCAAATGTAACTGATATTCGTATAGGGAAAAACAATATGTTCTTTGTGAATTATGAACCACTATTCGATCTTCTTAAAACAAACGCACGCTATAGATTCCTTTTATTAAATGGATTGAGTCCATTAGACAACCAATCATTTGGTGATTTAAGCACTTTAAAAATGCATGATAAGATAGACATTATCAGTTTAGATATTGTAGATTCATTCTCACCACCTGAAGTACTAATCTTCAAAAATGCACGATTTATATTAGACTCGATGATGATTTCTAATTTCAATAATACCGTTTGTGGTAGATCTCATCAAATCGCTGGTATTACATGTAAATCGAAAAAGTACCTTTACAATGGTTGGACAAATAATACTAAAGATCCTGCGAAAAAGAATAGTAATGAGACTGAAAAGTTGAAAGATGAGCTCGCAGAAGTTGAAAGTAAATTAGAAGTCTTCGAAAAAAGGATTGAAGCTTTTATTAAGAAAGACAAACTTACAGACAGTGACTATCAAACACTATCCGTTATAAAATTTAGAATAATAGAACTAGATAAGGAATCTACAGAACTGAAAAGAAAATTAGAAATATTAGAACCAGTAGAAACAAAACCATGTAACTTAGTACGATATGATTGGAATACTGAGGATAGCAATTTCTGTATTGATCTCAAAAAATGTGAATATCCTAAGAAAACAACGAATTCTGATCTATGTTTTAATGTTAAAAAAGGAAACAGAGCCTATTTGTATGTACGCGAAACTATCAAGGACTTAGATACCAAATCTGTATTGAATTCTATTCTTATCGAACGAAAGACTCCTAAAGCACCCATCAAAGCTACAAAACAATGCCCTCCTGACAAGATCTTAAACCCCGAAACAGATCGTTGTGTCTCTAGAACAGGTGCCAAAGGCAAAGAGTTAGTGAAAAAAGGAAAAGCCAAAACTCCTTCTCCTCCTCCCAAGACTACAAAACAATGCCCACCTGACAAGATCTTGAACCCTGAAACACATCGTTGTGTATCTAGAAATGGCGTCAAAGGCAAAGAGTTGGTGAAAAAAGAAAAACAACACAACCATAAATAACTTATAAATGGTTGCTTTATTACCACGAATTTTATACTTACCAATACAACCACAACATTCAATTTTAATACCAACATTACCAAATTTATTTTTTTGGTTCTAATTTGTAAATTAAAACCAAATATTTTAATACCAAACACTTAAAGCAATTTAACAATATTTTCGGTTTTAAGGGACCTAACGATTTTTCGGTTCCACTGTGAAAATTAAAACCAAAATATTTTAATACCAAATTATAAACCACCCTTTTAGTATTTTGGTAATGCTTAGGTACCCTTGGTATTAATGACAAAAACATAATTTTCAGAAAAGTGTTTCGAAATTGAAAAAAACATTTTGCCAAACACTTTTGTGAAAAAATGAAAAAATAAAAAATCATTTACAACCAAAAATCATTGTAACCAAACGATGTAACCAAAATCCCTAAATTCTTGGTTTAAAAGGACCTAACGATTTTTCGGTTCTACTGTTAAAATTAGAACCAAATATTTTAAAACCGAATGCTTAAACCAAATTTACGATATTTTCAGTTTAAAGGGACCTAATGATTTTTTGGTTCTACTGTGAAAATTAAAACCAATTAGTTTAAAACCGAATGCTTAAACCAAATTTACGATATTTTCAGTTTAAAAGGACCTAACGATTTTTCGGTTCTACTGTGAAAATTAAAACCAATTAGTTTAAAACCGAATGCTTAAACCAAATTTACGATATTTTCAGTTTAAAAGGACCTAACGATTTTTCGGTTCTACTGTGAAAATTAGAACCAAATATTTCAATACCAAACGATGTAACCAAATTTACGATATTTTCAGTTTAAAGGGACCTAACGATTTTTCGGTTCTACTGTGAAAATTAGAACCAAATATTTCAATACCAAACGATGTAACCAAATTTACGATATTTTCAGTTTAAAGGGACCTAGCGATTTTCGGTTCTAATTTGAAAATTAAAACCAAATATTTTAAAACCGAACACTATTACCATAATTTGTAAAATTTCAGTTTAAAAGGACCTAACGATTTTTCGGTTCTAATTTGAAAATTAAAACCAAAAACATTAAAACCAAACACTATTACCATAATTTGTAAAATTTCAGTTTAAAAGGACCTAACGATTTTTCGGTTCTAATTTGAAAATTAAAACCAAATATTTTAAAACCAAAATGTTAAAACCATTTTCTTTATATGTTCGGTTCAAAAGGACCTAACGATTTTTCGGTTCTAATTTGAAAATTAAAACCAAAATATTTTAATACCAATATTCTAACCAATCTTTTTGTATTCTAGTAATGCTTAGGTACCATTGGTATCAACGATAAAAAACAAAATTTCACAAAAGTGTTTCAAAATCGAAAAAACATTTTGCCAAACACTTTTGTGAAAAAATAAAAAAATAAAAAATCATTTAAAACCAAATATTTTAAAACCGAACGCTATTACCAAATTTTGTAAAATATTGGTTTTAAGGGACCTAACGATTTTTCGGTTCTAATTTGAAAATTAAAACCAAATATTTTAAAACCACATGCTTAAACCAAATTTACGATATTTTCAGTTTAAAAGGACCTAACGATTTTTCGGTTCTACTGTGAAAATTAGAACCAAATATTTTTAAACCAAGGTTTGAACCAAACTTTTTGCATTTTAGTAATGCTTAGGTACCCTTGGTATCAACGATAAAAAACAAATTTCAAAAAAGGATGAGCAATGGGGAAAAACATTTTGCCAAACACTTTTGTGAAAAAATGAAAAAATAAAAAATCATTTACAACCAAAAATCATTGTAACCAAACGCTATTACCATAATTTGTAAAATTTCAGTTTAAAAGGACCTAACGATTTTTCGGTTCTAATTTGAAAATTAAAACCAAATATTTTAAAACCAGAATGTTAAAACCATTTTCTCTATATTTTCGGTTTTAAGGGACCTAAAGAAAATTCGGTTCTATTGTGAAAATTAAAACCGAATATTTTAATACTGAAATATTTTAGTATTGTTGTGTTGTAATTTGATTAGAATGAGTCGGTTTTAAATTACAGATTAAAGACTTAAAAAAAAGAAAATATGGTAAAGGAAATTATGAAATCATTGAGTATAT